ATTAGCGTGAGTATGGTCATCGTCAACTGCTGATTTTACTTCAGCCGCAGTAACTTCATTCGCTCCACCTTCGTCTAATTTCGTATCTGTATTTTGAGTATGTTTCTTAGAAACAGCATCATCTATATCCGCAGTTGAAGAGCTTGGTTTATTATTAATGTTTGACCAATCAACAGAAATTGCAGAGCCTATTTCTTTCCAATCTGATAAACTTCCACTTGAAGCGGAAATACCCCAAGTATACATTTTATCAGTATCGGCAGTAATTCTTACATCATTTTCTGTATTTCCAGTTACAGGTAGACTGTTATAAGTGTCAACCCCGTCTTTCAAATGAAAAGCTGAATCGGCTCTAATTAAAGTTAAATTTCCCGTAAACGGATTAACTATTGCTTTGTATGCCGCCATTAGTAATCTCCTTACAATTTATAAAAAATCTTAGTTTTCTTTATATTTTTTTGAATCTAGTAAATATGGTTTACTGTCTACAAATTCGTCTATATCTTCTTGTTTAGCATCGTCTATTTCAATAATTTTATATTCGTTTTCTAAAACCCAATCTATATATTTAACACTAGTTCTTAAATATCTCGCCGCCTGTTCTTTTGTGATTTTATTTTCTCGAACATCTTTCATTATTTCAATATTATATAAAAATCTTCCAGAAAAAGCGGGATGTTTTAAAATTTCAAAATTTTCTTTATTACATCTTCTTCTTATTAAAACTGGAATCGCATCTTTTTTTCCACAATTTTTACAAATAAATGGACTCCAAAAAGTAAATTCATTGCGATGAAAGGCTATATAAACTTTCATCTTTTTTTCCCATTCTTGTAAAGCAGTTAAATCGTCTTTTTCTTTTTTTCCAATTATACCTGCTTTTTCCTTTAATTCCCAAATACGACTTTCTACATTGTGCAAACTTTGAATTAATTTATCTGGAACAAATTTCGTGTTTTCGTCTGCTGTGATTTTGCTGATTTCTTTTTGTATATTTTCTTTTAAAACTTCTTCATAAGTTAAATCAGCAACATTTTGTATATCTGTAAAAGTTTCAAATTCATAATTTTGCAAATAACTATCAAAAATCTGTTCAGCAAGTTTTATATCTTCTGAGGATTCAAAACGATTTTTAATCTTTATCTGTTTCTTCCAAACATTAACCTGAGCAATTTTTTCAATTGTAGATTTATCTTTTTTCTTATACTGCTTAAGTTTGCTTAACTTTTTGACTTCATTTTCTAAATCAGTCATTACCTTACCTTTTGTTAAATAAAAAAACCACACGAAAGTGTGGTATATACAGTCTTATCTTACATCTTTATTAGAGTAATTAAAATAAATTTTTAAATTTGAATATTGAGATTTAAACATTGGGATTAAAGGATTTACCTTTAATCATAGAAATGAATAGACATTAACTCAAGACAAGCCTTTTCGTATAGTCTATTATGATGATTTGTGACCGAAGACCGTGCTTCGGTCTTGAAGTGACTGTAAACACTAAACTTTTTTATTTTTATTCGAGTGTTGACTCGAAACAGTTTTAAAATTTAATATGGTCTTTTTATTTTTTCTATTAATATTAGATTTTTTACTATTTTCTGATAATTCAATAAACTGACAATTCTCGTAAGTATAATGTCCGTCATTATCTTTTCTATCAATCGACGGTCTCTTTAATAAATAGCCTTTATCTCGAAACCAAAGTTTCTTTACTTCTCCTTCAGTGATTAAAAATTTAATACCTCGTTCATCGTAATAAAGATAACTATTGTGTTTGATATTATTACATCTTTTTCTAGCATTACTAAAAGAATTATGCCAGGGCTTTATTTTTTTAAGTGTAGCTCTAAATTCTTTCGAATTCTGTCTTGAACATTCTCTGCACCACCAATTAAATCCATCTGCCTTTGAACTATCCTTATTAAATTGGTCTAACTCTTTGAAAATTTTACATTTTGAACATCTTTTCATTAAATTTTATATCTTTTTTAAATTTTTAAAATATATTCATATTATCTTTTTTATAGAAACGTCTTTCTATATAACTTTGAACAATAATATTTAATTGAAAGCTTTTCCACTTTCTGTTCATCATACCCTGCTTGCAATCAGTCAAAGATGGTCTTAATGAACTATTTTGGGATTCAATAACTCTTTTCGAGTCTTATCAAAGACGCTTGGCGACTTCTCAAAGAAGTCAAAAAGAGATTAATTTCTGTAACTTGTTGATATTAAAGAAAATGTAAAAAAATAACAAAAAGAAAGACACACTTTCTCCTAAAGCTCTTTCTATAAGTATAACATATTTTTTGTTGTTTGTCAAGAGCAAGGCTCTAACATATTGATATATATACAGTTACAATAAAAACTCTTAAAAAAAATTCCCAAAAAATGTTGTAAGTCCTTTATTTGCAACAAAAATTCTGGGATTAATTATTTTTTATTCTTAAATTTTTTTAAAAAAATTATAAATCGCTGAAATCAATAAAAGAAAACGCTTTTTGTCAACTTATAGTTAATTCTTATACCCTTTATGTAATAAAAAACGCTTTCTTTATCAAAAAATTTCAAGAAAACGCTCACTTATACCCTATCGGGCTAAATCTCAATAATTGTAGCTTTATGAGTTAATGCATATTTTTCATCCAAAAGACTAGCATTGTAAAAAGTAGTATCTCCTATCTTTTTTGATGTTCCACCTTCATTATGAAGATGACCACCTATTTGAATTTTAATATCTCTTTTAAAAATCTCTCTCGCTAATACTTCACAGCCACAATGCTCGTTACAGTAATTTGTATCTAAAATTCCATAAGGCATTGTATGTGTCGCTAAAATATCCAAAGACTTTGGTGTGTGTTTCCATATTTCTTTAGCTTCTAATGACCTTCTAGTATACATAAAAGACCAGTTATTAAATTCAGGAGAATAAGGAGAGCCATAAATTCTCAATCCCTCTATTTCAATCAAATCTTCTTGTAAGTAGAAAGCATTAGTAAATAAAGATTTCGCCATGTCTTTTCCAATTTTCTCAATATAAGTATCATGATTACCAGCGACGAAAATCTTCCAATCATAATTTTGCTTACCAAACCATCTATTAGCATATTCTAATTCATTCAAACTTGTTATATGAAAATCTCCACAATGAATTAAAATATCTCCCTTTGGCAAAATTAATTCATGTTCAGAACCATGAGTATCGCTAATTGCAATAATTTTCATTATTCATCCTTGTTGTCTTCGCCCACAAGATTATATCCGCAAACAGGGCAAGTATCCAAATCTCCTCTTTTCCCTATAAATGAATCACATCTTGGGCAAATTATATCATCATTTTGATTTGACATTTTAACTCCTTAATTGTAAAATCCTATTGAAAATTCAAAATTTAAAAATGTAACTATAATTTCTGTACTTATTTTATCATTATGCCATAATAATGATAACACTTCCAAATAATTATTTTTCTCTTTCCATAAACTAATAATTGACCCATAAAAACGTTTCATACATTTCTCCTTTTTAACTATTAACGATATTCTGTTTTTTATTAGAAATTATTCTTTGCTAAATACTCTTTATACCACTCTGCCAATCCTTTTGTTGACTGTCGTAATAATTCTCTACTAAATTCTTTCCACAAAAATTCACAAATTTCTTCTTTACATTCTTCAGTTATATCCAAATTAACACGCTTCATTAATTTTCCAATATCTTTAGGAGATTCTTCAAGTTCTCCATTATCTCTTAAATAAAATAATGATTTTAACCATCTTGCTTCTGTTTGATATTTTTCTTTAAAAGTTTCCCATCTTCCTTTTACTGTTTTTTCTCTTTTCCAATTTTTATCATGAACTTCTTTAAATTCTTCAGAAACATATTTAGCACACATTATTGGAATTATATGACCACCAAGCATTAAATCTTTATGATAATTTTTAATAACTATTCCTTCAATTTTTGATTTACCTAAAAAACTCGTAGTTTGCAACATTTTTTTTAATTCTTCAAAATTTTCAATTTTTCCTTTAAATAAAACAGGCACACTTTCAATATCAATCATATCGGCATAAGAGGATAACATTTGTGATTTTGATAAAAATCTATCTTCTTTAAAAAAATAAACACCAAAAAGAACGAAGTGATTTTTTGGAATTCTTCCATAAGATAACACATTATGATTTGACTTTTTCAAATATTCCATATAAAACTGAGTATCATTAGGAATTTTGTCTTTAACTGATAGCAAATAATCAATTCCTTCTTTAAACAATTTATCGGGACAGTCTTGTTGTTGAATTCTTCCCCTGCTTCTAAAAATTAGTTCATTGTCAATTTTTGCTACCGAAAATTGACTCCCATCAATTTTTTCAGTAACTTCAACCTCATCTTCAAATATATCTTGAACATATCTTTGACCAACAGCAAATATTTTTGGAAATGCTTTTATCATTTTATTTTCTCCTCAAACTTTGTATATCTTCCTTGAATTTTGAAACAGTCTTTGCATTTACTTTTAAAATTTAAACACTTCTCTCCTTTAAAGCACTTACATTCGTTTTTAACTTTCCCTGTAAAGATTGTAAAAGATTTATTTAAATATTTCATTTTATCTATTATCGCCAGAGCCTTTAATCTTTCCTCTTTGGTGTCTATCAGCTAATTTTAAAATGATACCTCTTTGTGTATGTAATCTTGGAAAATAATATCCTTTTGTTTTATCTCCTTCATGAGTAACTTCCATCACTAAATCAGCTACTTCATATCCAAATTTATTTTTAATTTCGTCATAGGTAGTATTTGTATCTTCAATTAAATCATGTAAAAAAGCCGATTGTATTAATATTGCGTCTTCTGAACATATAGTATCTATTATTCTTGCAACTTGACAAACATGAGCAGTAAAATAAGGAAACCCATTATCATCTTTTTGATTTCTATGTTTCTTTTCAGCAAACATATATGCTTTTTTAACAATAGCTTCATTTTTTGCAAATAAATCTTTCATTCGTTTTTTCTTCCTTTAGCAATTTTGTATGAAGATTTACCTTCTTTATCTACATCAATTGACAAAACATTTTTGTTTTTTGAAGCGTGTTCTTTTAAAAGTTCATCCTTAGTTAATTCTGTCGCTCCAATAGGTTTCTGTCCTTTTTCTTTCATAACTTCTAAAAATTCTTCATCCATTGAATCGCCAGGTTTCTTACCATTAGCTTTAGCTCTTCTGATTACTTCTTGATAATCTTCGATTGTTATATTATAAAGATAATTCATTTATTTTATCCTTTTTAGTAGTATAACATATTATTTTTCATTTGTCAAATATTTTTGTTCAAAATCCCACATTATATCTTCTACACTAATTGAATTATATTTATCAAAACTTTCTCTACCATTGCCATCAAAGTTAGTTAAAATATAAAACATATCTCTGTGACAGTCTAACTTATTCTTTGCGTAGCGTTCTCTTCTTCTATGTGCATTATACCAAATAGGTTCTCTAAAATAAGATTCTATCTTTTTCTCTTCCCATTCCACATCAAGCAAATAATCTAATTTCTTTTTATTTTTCAAATATTTCTTATATAGTTTATCTAATCTATTTTTAGCTTTTATAATTTCTTCAGAAGTATGATTTGCTCCATTATGTCTACGACAAAGAGATTCTGCTAAACCTTTTGGTAATTTCATCGTAAGTTTTTTATTCATTTTATACTCCTGATATAATACATTATGTATAATAAAACATCATAACTGATGAGTTATAGACAAATAATGCATATAAAGTATCAAAAGTGATGTGTTATTATAAATTTTTTAAATAAACCCTATTTCCTTCTTTTTTTCTTTCTAAATATAACTCTTTAATAACATTAGTATTTATTAAATTAGCTAAACAGCTACTAGCACTTCTATGATGAGCGTAGTGATGCTTTATATTTTTAATAGCTTCTTTTAATAAGCACCCATTATTTTTTTCAACATAAGCTATTAATCTTTCCACTGTAAATTTAAAAGGAGTTAGTCTATTTCCTGAATTATTCCCTGCTTTAGCAAATGTTTTGTGTCGCTCTGTCAAAGCATTGATTAAATGTTTATGTCTTAATTCTTGTTCTGTCGCTTCTAAATATTCATCTATCTTATATTCGTTATACCAATTCTCAGAAACTCTTAAAATACCAATATTTAATAATCTACAAATCTTTCTGCGAAACGAAGTAAATTTTGAATAAGGAATCGCAATAGATACATAATTCGCAAAATCTCTCCACTCATCTGCCTGGTGCATCACTTTGAATCCAAAATTTAATTTACATTCAATTATCCAATATTTTCCATTTTTCTCTGCAACAATATCAGCTATGCTTCCTGAATTAAAACATTGAACTTCTTGATAAACAGTCCACTCATTCTTTTTTAGCCAATTAACTATCACTTCTGCAAATTCTTCTTCTGAATTAAATTTTAAGCTTTTCATAACAATTTTCGCTCTTCTATAAAAATAATGTTACGTATCTTGCGAATATTATCTTGTATTTCAAATAATTCATCAGTGTATTGTTTATCTAACTCCATTCTTTTTTCTGTTGAAATAGATAAATATTCTTTTATATCTTTTCTCATCTTTAAGTAATCTTTAGTCTTTAACATATTGAATTTCCATAACTTATCTATTTTATCTCTAATAGATTTTTCTTCATTCGACATGAATATAATGGTCTGATTTAGCCAATATGTTAGATTTTTCATATATTAAGTATAACACATCAATATCTATTTGTCAAGAGTTTAAATACAGTTTTTTATATAATATTTCTGCAATTTTATCTGCATTTTTTTCTAATTTTTTATTCTGATGATTTCCTTGAAATTCTAAATAATTTTCACTTGTTGCATATCTATTAAACCATTCGTTATGATGAAAATATTGAAAATAATGAGCCATTTCGTGAAAAATTGCCAGTATTATATGTTCTTTAGAATTTAGTTTATTTAATTCTATATCGTACCCTCTAAAAACAACAACATCTATTTTTATTTGACAAAGATTCATACATAATAATTCATTTCTGCTTAAATCAAATTCAACTCCCATTTCTATTGGCAGATTATCAAAATGTGCAATATATATTTGAATTTTTGGCAATTTTAAATATCTTCTTGCTTTATTTGCCCAATACAATGTTTCTTTTTTATTTAAATGATATTTCTTTTTCATGTAATAATTATAACATATTTTCTTTTAATTGTCAAGGGTATGAATAAAAAATAACGAATATTAATTTTAACTCTTTTATTCTCAAATAGTTACACGATATATTTTTTATGTATTTTATTAAATTTGTATATATTTGCTCTATTTCGCTCCCGTTACCCTATTTTTTAAGGGTATTTTACTTAATTTGCTCTTTTTTAATATGCTTATTTTATCTCTTTAATTACTAAATTAATGCCCATTAATATTTAATTAATTCACTATATACAGTAATAAATAAAGAAATAATAAAAAAAATTTAAGTTGTTGCGTCGCAACAAGTTATAAATAATTAATTATAATGTACAAGAATTAATTAATTGTTTAGAGTGGGAAAGATAGGGTGCTATAGGTCGCTATAAAATTTCAAAATTTGCGAAATAAGACCCTACCCCGTTATTATATAGAGAAGAATCAAAAGAACCGCTTGTAATTGTCGTAAGTCATTGGTATCAAACAAAGTTTGGGGTGTTATAACTACTGTATTATAATACCCGATTCTCTTCGAAAATCGAAAAAATTATTACGATTTCCACAAAATTATTTTCTATTTTAATCAAAAATAACTCTATTATCGCATTATTTAATTAATTTAATCATTTTATTCTAACACCTTGCAACGCAAGGCTTTACATTAAATTTAATTAATTTCGCTTATTTATCTATTATTTATACGTTATTACGGCATTATTTAAATAGATACATTATTATAGTAAATACAAGCATAAAAATAGATAATTCATAAGTTATTTAATCGCAATAAGATAAAATTAAATAAATTATTTTTACATTTATTTTTATTTATCCATAACTGATTGAAGTATAAGGACTTATGATACTAAATTATTTTCGTTGTTACCCTTGACACGCTTTTATAGTGTGTCATACTTATAGTGACAGATAAAGAAACAAACGAAAAGAGGGCAGAAATTATGAGAAACTTAATAATAAATAAAAAGATAACAAACGCAATAAATACGCTGAAATGTTTTGATAAAGAAAATCAGATGTACTGGATAGATACGCTTGATTTATGTAATAGTGAGAAGGGTTTTATAGTAATGTATTTGGGGCATTGTACTGTATTATAAATAAAGGCAGGTATGGAGGATTAAAGCTATGAAATTAACATCAATTAATAGATTTTCTAAATGCTTTGGTAACAATAAAATTAAACTATTTGATAAAATAACATTGAAACCTATTATAATAACTAATAATTTTCAACCTATTAATGAAAATGACGTTATTATAGAAAAAATGCCATATAATCGTTTTACATATGAAAGCATTAAAAAAATATATGACGTGGAAGTTTATCAAAATGGCACTATAAAATATTATATTAATATGAAGGAAAGCGAAAAAACAAAATATCATACAGAAATAGAAAATTTTTTTAATGATGATATTCAAAAAACTATTAATAATTAATATAAGGAATATAAACTATGTATAATTATACTGAAATATTATTACTGGCTGAATTAATGGTTTATATCGCATTTACTATATTAATAGTGATTGCAGGATATGTTTTAATACATAGAATGAGGGCTTTATAGTAATGTATTTAGGACATTGTACAGTATTATAAATAAGGGAATAAAAACAAGTTAGATAACGTGGAATCTTTCTTGCCTTCCCTTTACAAAAAGGACGATTATGTTATCAAAACAATTTAAAACAAAAGAAGGAAAGCAAGAAGCTGATAAAATAATAAATATTAATATAACAAGGGGAGAGTTTAAAATGAATGAAAATCAATTAGAAGAATTATATCCAGATTCATACGATATAAAAGAAAATCAAGAATTTATAAATACTGTTATTGAGATAGACTAATATTTCAAATATGGAGGGCGTAAATTATGAAAGAATCAATAAAAACAAAAGAATTAAAAGAATTTATCAAGATATTAAAAAAGAATGATTTTAAAGTATATGCTCCTAAAAAAATAACTACTTATTGTCATTTTGTAAAAAATAATAATATAGGATATGTAGAAAGAACAGATTCTGGATTTAATTTTTCAAGCGTTCACAAGCCAAATAATAGATGCGGGACAGGGTACGGCATATTTAGAGAAGAATACAGTCCTACAATAAGTCATGCTGAAAGATGTTTTATATATAAGCCAAACTGGGCAAGCGTAAATGATATTGTAGAAAAATATAAAAGCTGGGATGATTATATTTCTAATTCAATAAATCAAATAATAAAATATTACGAGGTTAAATAAATGAATGGGGTAGAAAATCAAGAGGACAATTTAATAATCTTTGAAGCCTAATATAAACAAATAATATAAGGAGATTTAAAATTATGGAAAAGGCTTATTTTAAAGAAAAAATAGATAGTATGATGCCGGACTTGATACAAGATATTACAAAGGAAAGTATGAGATTATTTAATAGTGGAGCCATTGATACAAATCAATATGAAAATGATTATTTATTGCCCAGAATAATATTGACGGTTGCTATTGAAAATCAAATAAAACAATATTTTCCTTTATGTATTGAAGGAAAAAAAGAAGTTAAAAATTTAAGGCACTTTTAATAATAGTTTAATATGGAGATATTTTGAAATGAAAGAAATTTCAAGAATATGCGATAAAGAAGGTAAAAATAAAAGTAAAGTAATATATAATTTTGAAACAGAAATATTACAAGGGCAAAATTTATCCTACAGTAAATCAATGGGATTAAAAGAATACAAAAAGATAAAAGAAAATACAATAAAACAAGCTAAAATTAAAGGCTGGAATTTAACCTTTGAAATAGTAAAATAAACTTATTAAATAAAGGAATATAAACTATGACAATTTTCAAGGGAAGCATTAGAACAAACAATATAGGAGGTAAAAAAGAAATGGAAAATAAAATCTATGTTTTGTTGGAATTGTTTTATGAAGGAGATAGTTTTTTGATTGATGATTCTTTTGTTGCTTGCAGTCAAAATATCAAAAAATTAGAAAAAATTATTCCCTCTGATAGTGAATTATATTACCCCAAAGAAAAAATCCCCAATGACGGGCATTATGGGGATTCAAGAAAAAGATTTAGAATTATTGAAACAAATATACTTTAAAATATAATATCTTTGAATAAAAAACTAAACAAAAGGAGATAAACAATGAAGAAAAAAATTATTACTTATGAAGATGTAGAAATATCAAAAGAATTAAGAAATAAATGTACAGAATATTTAAAAAATAATCCTATTGAGACTTATTGGGATTATAGAGATAAATTGTCACTTGAACAAGTCGAAAAACTTATGACAAGTCAAGAAGAATATTATAATCTTGAAAATGAAATATTTGAAATAAATTTAGATTATCAATTTGAGTTAGAAAAAGAATTACTGGAAAATATGCAAGAAGAATTTACAGAGTTAAAAGAATTTGATATATCAGAATTAAGAGAAGAATTCCTCGATGATATTATAATTAATTTTGACATAAAGCAGTTAATAAAAAATGCTCCCGATGTTAGAATTAGAATAGTAATACATAGTAATTATGAAGGTGTTGGCTGGCAAGATAGGGAATATGGCTTTAATAAGCATGATTATATTAAAGCACTTAAAAGAATATTGAAAGGTAAATATGACGAAAAATCTTTTCAACAAGAATTAGACAATATATGCTCTAGTGTCAATCAGTTTATTTTTTATATGAAATGTGACGTTGAAAGTTTAATCGGAATTAAAGAGAAATTTAAAAAAAGTATAACTATTCCAAAGACTGCATGGGCTGGATTCTATGATTCTTGGAATGGGTCTGGAAGTGTTTTAGAGATAAAATTATTAGATAATATTACTTTGAAAAAACAATATGGAAAGACTGAATATGACAGCATTGACATTGTATTAGATGAAAATAACAAATATAGCGTAGAAAGTGTTTATGGATTATGTAACGTGCCAGAATGTAATATAACAGTAAAATAATTATGATTAAATACAAAATAAAAAATACATTAATGATTTTAGTTTGCATTTTTTACTTGACAATATTTACTAGTTTTTTGTGGGAAATGTATAAAATGGGATTCTTTAAATAAAAAAGGAGAAATAATGAAAAATAATTTCTCATTTAACAAATATTCATTATTAAACTGTATGATGATACAGTTAAAAGAAGATGGGGAAAAGAATACTTGGGAATGGATAGAATCAATTAGCAATCCTTTTAAAAGACTGCAAAATAGACAATTATTTTTTATGGCAAAAAGAAAATTAAACTACAAATAAAAGAAATTCTTAAAACAAAATAAAGAAAATAAAACTATGACAAAAAAAGAAAAACATCTTATTTATAAAATAGCAAAAAAGACTAGAAAAAAACTGTTAAAAAGATGCAGAGGATACAGTGTTAGTCGAGAAGTCTTTAAAATAGAAACTTTGGCAGGTTATTGTTACGAAGCAAGCGAGGCTTTACAGCTTAAACTTGAAAAACATAAAATATATACTTCTTTAATACAAGGTCGTGTCAAAAAAGGCGGTTATCATTACTGGCTTGAATATAAAGGAAATATAATTGATTTAACAGCGTGTCAATTTAATAGATATACAAGATATAAATTTCCTTTAATATTAGTTAAACCAATTTCAAGATTAAAATATTTTATTAGAGAAAATATAATTTAATAACAAAAAGAAGAAAGGGCAAAATGTTAAAATTATTATTTGTGTTCTTAAGTATTTGGTGGAGTCTTATTAATTGCTTTAAAATAATTAGAGGAGAGTATATTCCCTATCTTAATATTTTATTTCAGGCAATAGGAATAACAGGCTTTGTTTATATGCAATTCTTAATGTAAAAAAGAAAGGATAAACTATGCTAAAAACTAATTTTGAAGCTGAATTTAAAAAGTATTGTCTACAGTTAGAAAGTATAGAAAGTCAATTATATAACACTTTTAATTTAAAGCAAAAAGATATATTGAGACAAAAAATAAAGAATATGAAAAAATGGATAGATAAACTTTTAGATGAATATAATAGAGAAAGGAGTTAAAATGATTAATGTTTCACATTTATTTGAATATGTAAAAGACCATTTAGAACATTTTGGCTTTTATCCTTATGACTTTGAAGATGGAAAAACAGAAGAAATAATAAAATATCCCGAATATTTGAATCTGTTTAGTGATAATCAACAAAAAGAATTAAATAAAATTTTTGATAATCATGCAGAGTATAAATAAATTTGCATTTTAGCAAATAATATGTTAAATTTATTAAAAGGAGAATAAAAAATGATTAAATTAGATATTACCCCAAAATTAAAAAGACAGCTTAAAAGAAAATATAAAATTACTAATTTAAAAGACTTTATTGAGTGGCACATTAGGTTTGTTGATATTATCGAAGAACAGTATTATAAAACATATCAACATGTTTCAGTAACAGTTTGTGAAGAATTAGACCCTAATTCAATGACAAATAGTGAAGAAACGTAATAAAGGATTAATCATGTATCGTGCAGGAATACTTAAAATTGATGGAACAAGAGATTCAGAGAACTTTCCTGATAAAGAGAAAGCTGAACAATGGGTATTATCTAAAGTAGAAAAAGGGAATGTTAAACGAAGCATAATAGTTAATAAGAAAAATATAAATGAAAGAGATACTGTTAATTGGGAGAAAGAATAATGAAAATATTAATATCTACTTCAAAAACACAAGGACAAAGAAAATCAGATTTTAATTGGACAAAAGAAGGAGAATTAGTAAAATTTGGATTTGAATGTGATACAGATAAAAGAAAGATTGATGGAAAATGTGGATGTAGACGTTCTATGGTAGGATTAGATACAGCAAAAGGCACTACAACATTTAAAGTTATAGATATGTCAATATCTCATAAAGATTATGTTCATAGAATTAAAGATAGTTTTGTAAAAACTGGTTGGGGAGAAGTTGGAATTGATATTATAGATATGTCGGAAAGTGACGCTATTCAATTAGAAGAAATTGCTAATCATTTTTCAGTTAATACTATATTGGAAAAAAGAGGAGATAAATTTGTAGAAAGGAAAAAGTGCTAGAATGACATTTTATTTCTACTGGTCATATTATGCTTTTTATTTATATTTTAAAATATTAAAGAAAAAATATAGATTTAGATTCATTCCTGAATTTCATGCAGGGTCAAAAGATAAGAGAAGATTTTTATTTACTAATATTAAATAAAGGAGAAGAAAAATGGGAAATATGTCATATTGTAGATTTGAAAATACATCAAATGACCTTGAAGATTGTCTGGAGGCTATGTCAGAAAATGATTTTAATTTAAAAGAATTATCAGAATACGAACAAGATGGGTATAAAAAATTATTGAGACTTTGTAAAGATATTACAGAAGATTTTGGTGACGAATAAAGAAAGGAGAAAAAATGAAAATATCATCTATAACATTCAATGTAATATTTTTTATTGTTTTTATCTTTTGTTTAATCATGGCATCTATTAATGTAGTATTAGCAAGAACAGTATGGTATTTGTATGGTATATCGTTAGTTATTTACGGATTCTTTTTATACAAAAAAGACAAAGTGAGAATTAAGTAACTATTCATTTAATTAAGGAGACATAAAATCATGAAAGTAGCTTATCAAGTTTGGCAGATATGGGAAGATAATGGAAATGAATTTCTTGTTGGAACATATTTAACGAACAACAGAGCCATGCAAGAGCAGAAATTGTTAGAAAAAGATAATGATTTAAGAGTGCAATATATTATAAGAAAGGAGAGAGTGATAGAATGAAATGTTTATTTAAAAAATTAATTGGTAAGAGAATTAAAACGATTCGTGGATTTCGAGCAAGACGTGTTGCATGGAGTCAAGTCAAACATCCACAGGTCGAACCTCAATATATCTTGTTTGATGATGAAAAAACTCTTATAAAATTAGAGGAACAAGATTATTATACTTATCACGATTGTAATTCGTGGGCAAGAGAGTTATGGATAAAAGAAGATAAAGAAATGTGGAAAAGAATTTATACTAATCGGGTAAATTATCCCGTAGTAACAAGGGACATAATATGAGAAAATCAATTCTATTTATTTTAATATTCTTTATAACATCTTATGCTTATTGTGATAGATTTTATACTCCTCAAGAAGTGGTAGCTTCTGTTATTTGTGCCGAAGCAGTTGGGGAAGGTTATGTTGGAATGTATACAGTAGCCAATGTAATTGCTAACAGAGCAAGGAAATATAATTTAACTCCTTATGAAGTGGTTATTCAAAAGAATCAATTTTATGGATATACCAATAAAAATAGAGAAGAATTATATAATCAAGGAAAAGAATATTGTGATGATTTAACAGAAGATATTTTAAATTTGCCTGATATAACAAGAGGAGCAATTTATTTTAGAAGGATTAACGAAAAAAAAGAAAGTTGGCATTTAAAGAGAACAATAAAAATAAAGAATCATATTTTTTATAAATAAAGGAGAGACAATAATAAATTGTGAAAAATACAAAAACAAAATGGAATACCCAAGTAGTCCTAAAAAGCCTTATTTGTCAAAAGACCATACTTCTGAAGATGTAGCAAAATACAACAAGGAATTAAAAGTCTACGAAAAAGAGATGCCAATATATAGAGAAAAACGTAAAGCTTATAGTGTGGAAACCTATAGACTACATCAATTATTTAAACAAGACGCTTTAAAAGAATTGGGCTTATCGAAACATAAAAAAGCTGATAAGTTGTTTGAAGTGGCTTGGGAAGAAGGTCATAGTAATGGTTTAAATGAAGTTTGGATTTATATGGAAACATTCTCAGAACTTTTAATATAGATAAGAGAGACATGCTTAAAGAAAATGAAAAAATTTATCAAATTATTATGAATACTATACAAAATAAAGCAAAACAAATTCACTGGGAAAAAAGAATAGGAATTTTTCGTATATCTTTTTTTAAATTACGAAATAAATGGACTTTGCGTATTGAACTTTCGTCAAACAACTGGAATTAAAAAATGAATAATTTATTTAATATGATTCAAAATTTTCAGCAAGAAATAGAAGAAAATAGTATACTCTACGTTCAAGAAGATAAAAATTCTCCTCTTGAAATTACTATTAAGCCAGAAATATTGGACACTTCGAATTTAGTTACCGAAGAAACAAAAGAACATCTTTGGAGACCTAGCAAGTTCGAGGAATACATTGGACAAGAGAATTTAAAAAATATTATCAAAGCAAGAATACGAGGATGCAAAGAAAGAAATCAAATTTTTCCCCACATGCTTATTGACGGGGGAGCGGGAACAGGAAAAAGCACAATTGCCCTATTGACAGCTAAATATTTAGATGTACCTTTAACAGAGTGTGTTGCTAACACTATTAATTCTCCTCAACAATTTGTGGACAAGTTAATAGAAGTAAATGGAGGAATTTTCTTTGTTGATGAAACTCACGAAATCAATCGAAAAGTAGCAAATTTTATTCTCCCCCTGCTCGAAGATTTTAAAATTAATGGACAAAGAATTAAACCATTTACATTTTTTGGGGCTACAACGGAATTGGGAACTTTAATCAAAAAATATAAGCCATTTGTCGATAGAATGAAAATACAAAAAACTCTTGAATCTTATAAAATAGATGAATTGATTGAAATTATAAAACAATATAAGAATAAGTCTTTTCAACAAGAGAGCATTTCAGAAGAAGTTTACAAGTGCATAGCAATTAATTGTAGAGCAACGCCAAGAATCGCTTTAAGAATTTTAGAAAATTATATATTTATGAACATGAAAATCGAAGATGTTTTAAAAGCAGAGGGAATTATTAAAGAAGGTTTAACTAATAACGATATAAAAGTATTAAGATTATTAAATGAAAAAGAAAAAGGTGTAGGATTAAAAGCAATTGCTTCTTATTTGGGAACTAGCGAAGAAAATTATTTATATAAATATGAGCAATATTTATTACAAAAAGGTTTAATAACTATAACAAGTCGTCGCCAAATTACAGACAATGGAAGGAGATTTTTAAATGAACTATCTTAAAAGAATTATTGAATTCTTTAAAAGGTTATTTACTCGCTTTATAAATTTATTTAAAAAAGAAGAATATAAACCAATAGATTTAAATTCTTTACAATATGAAAAAAAGAAACTGAAACATCAAAAAATATCAAGAAAAGGGGCGTTTGGTAAACAAAGGAATATTATAGATGCTAAACAAAAATTAAGAGTGCTACCTAAATCAAAAAGAACAAAAGATAATTGTAATGAATGTGGAGTAGAAAAATGACAAATCAAGTTAATAAAAAACGCATTAGATATTTTATTAATAAAAGTTGTAAATGGAAAATTGCTCATTCTACATTAAAAAATGCTTTAATATATTTATTAGAAAAAAGAAACAAAGGTGTTGATGTTGACTCTTGTTACAAGTGTGCAGTATGTGAAAATTATCATATAGGTCATTATCCAAATACATCTAAAAAAAGACGAAATGCAAAAAGAAAAACAATCTACTATTTAAAACATAAAGGAGAGTTGAAAATATGAACAAGATACAAAAATATTTTAAGTTTCAAAGAGAAATTGATAAAACAAAAAGAAGAGAATCTATACTAGAAGCAGAAAAGGATAAAATATTTATGAGTAAATTTAAAACTGGCGGTCTATATACAGACGCCAGTGGAATATTTGATGTATTTTTTAATAATCCTGATAAATCTTTTGATAGATGGTCTGCAATAAGGTCTTCACAATGGAAATGGTCAGATGAAAGTTTAAGAAGGAATATTAATAAAATATTTAAGACATTCTATGAAGAAGAATTTATTGTTCGTGACGGTAGAGGATATTATACTATCAATCCTGAATATCTCAATACAATAAAAAGAAACCAAAAAAAGGATTCGAATGAACTTGAATGAATTTAAAAATTATCTAAAATTACATTTAGAATCTAATAATAGTAGAGTACAATACTATCATAGAATAAAAATGTTTTTTGAGCAATATAACGAATTTAATCAAGAAACTGTAAATGATTTTCTTGCAAAGTGCGTTGATAAAGGATTAAAGGCTCAAACTTTTAATGGATATATGACTGCATTAAAACATTATGCTCGATTTAAAAAATTAGATATTGAATTTGCAAATCAAAAATATGTTGAAGAAGAAGATGGAAATTTTGATGACTTTTTAACTAAGAAAGAAATTGAAGAAGAAATATTACCATATTTTGATTTAATATTTGAGACTCCAATAAAATTTAAAACAATAATTCGATTCTTATTTACAACTGGTATTCGACCAAAAGAATTAATTAATTTACAAAAAGAAGATTTTAATTTTAAAAATAATTCTGTTAAAATTAGACATACTAAAACAAAAAAGAATAGAACGGTTTACATTTCAAAGAAAATCAAATCAGAACTAGAGAAAATAATTCAAACCTCGACTACTCAAAATATTTTTGATATGACAAAAAAACAACTATATCATATTTTTGAAAAATGCAACAAAGAATTAAGATATAAAAAACACTTACATCTTTATCAACTTCGACATTCCTTTGCTCATCACGCTTTAAAAAATGGAATCGATATTATTTATTTACAAAAATTAATGGGACATTCAGATATTAAAACTACAATGAAGTATTTAAAATTGCTAGATTCTGAACTTAAAGAAGCTTACATGAAAAAATTTAAATATTAATAAGGAGAATATCGTGAAAAAACCAATTAATAACTTTTTTTGTCCTCATTCAGTTTATGAAGATGAAAAATTTAAAAAATTAAAAATTTCATCAAGACATTTATATACAATCTTATGTAAAATAGCAAACAGACATGCAGAATCCGATGGTTGGTTTTGGAGAAGTATTAAACAATTAGCAAATGACAGTGGTTTAAGTTCAAAATCAGTAGTAGAAGCTAAAAAAGAATTAGCTGAAAATAGCTTTATAGACATCAAAAGAGGGTATTACAAACATAGTAGATTAAGAAGTTATGATTATTTTAGATTAAATGGGTTTCGATTCAAGATGTAAAAATTACAATTAAATAATGTAAAAATTACAACATTAAATAAAACATATATAATAATAAAACATTATATCTCTAACTTCAAAAATCTAAAGATTTTTTCGTGTCGAAATAAATTTCGACCTTATTTCTCTTATTTTGCTGTATTTAACTGTTAGAATGAACTAAAAGAACGCTCCCGTCAAGCGGGAATTATATAAGTTATTGAATTGAAAGAAGTTATAAAAAATTAAGGAATAGGAAATTTTTTAAGACGTATCGTGAGTCAAAATGATAGGAGAACGTGCATTGAGCGTTAAATATGAGCGATTATGCTATGATTAAAAATACAATGTTTAATTGTTTTTGACTCTTGACAAACAACAAAAAATATGTTATACTTAATAAAAGCAAGGAGCAAGTGATGAGTGAGAAAAATTTGAAGCCATGTAATTGTTGTGGTGGCAAGGTAAAACTTGGAACAACAGCAACAGGATTTGGGATTCATACTTTTATCGTAGATTGTCCATCATGTAATAAGTACTGTATGCTTATTGCGGGTGACGCAGATACAAAACCTAATGATAGATATGAAAGACAAAAAGCTATTGATGAATACAATGGTGAAAAGAAGCATAATTGGCTTATTTATGCTGACGATGAACTTATAGAGTGGGGTGCTACATAAGGAGCAATAACATGACTGATAAATCTAGTTGGGAAAAAGATATGACAATATATGAAATTGGGCAAGCGATTAAATCTGTATTGGAGGAGAATGATGGATTACTTTCTATTAAGAAAACTAGCATTAGATGAATTAAATAATTCTTGGAAGAAAGTTCTGTCTTATGATGATTGTATTTTAAATAGTTGTGAAGTACCACAAGAACTTTCAGATATGTTTTTTGAACAAGTAGCAATACATATTTATCCGTATTATATTGAATTTTTAAGAAATTATTATCCCGAACGAAGTTATCTAATTTCGCCTAAATTAGATAAATTATGTCGTAAGATAAAAGAGGGGGATTGCATCATGAAGCGCATAGAGGAGGAGAAATCTAATGGATAAATTGCTTAAAGAAGGAGAAAAATTATGTGTAATTTTGTAAGCTGGAAAGAAAAAGATGGAGAAGTGTTTTATTTAACAAACGCCGATTTAAAGCCAAGAAAACTGAAAAAATACAAAGAGTATAATGCTAACTGGCAGGAAGATTTATGCGGGCATGGAGCGATTGATTATTTTTATCCCGATACAAAGGGAAGAAATAAAGAATGTTTTGATTTCGAGAATCCTAAAAATTTTCCAAAAGAAATAGTCAAGTCAATTAAGAACATGGAAATGACTAAAATTGGGATAGATATAAGATTGCTAAATGAAAAAGGACAAGCAGAGTACGAGAAGATTAGACAGCCAGCGTGGGCAAAGTACGAGAAGATTAGACAGCAAGCGTGGGCAAAGTACGAGAAGATTAGACAGCAAGCGTGGGCAAAGTACGAGAAGATTAGACAGCCAGCGTGGGCAAAGTACGAGAAGATTAGACAGCAAGCGTGGGCAAAGTACGAGAAGATTGAACAGCCAGCGTGGGCAGAGTACGAGAAGATTAGACAGCAAGCGTTGGCAGAGTACGAGAAGATTAGACAGCCAGCGTTGGCAGAGTACAAGAAGATTGAACAGCCAGCGTTGGCAAAGTACGAGAAGATTAGACAGCAAGCGTTTTGGGAAATATTCAGGCAGAAAAAATATAGAGCGAAGGGGTGGAATTAGATTTAGATGTAATTAATGATTGGCTCTCAGAACATTACCCATCTCAATTATCTTGGCAAGACATTAGGGATATTCTTAGATTTATACGAACAAACTCCAAGCAAATCCTAAAGGGTAAGGAGGGGAAAAATGACTAGAATATTTACAAGATGGGTTAAGCAAAAAATAATATGTAGGGTTGATGATGAAGGAGAAATTATAGACGTGATTGATATTATTGATGGCGAGATAGATTCGGAAAATTATGAGCTAATTTAATTTTAGCCCAACCCACTAAACACTAAGGAGAGGAAATGATAAATGAATATTTTAGATATTACTTAATGGCTCAAGTTCTTGTGCATTTTGTTATCTTCTCACTTTATATTTTTGAGAAAATATTGGAGTTTTAATTTTTATTTATTGAGATAAAAACTTGACAAATCGAGTTTTATATGTTATACTTGAAGAAAGAGGAGTTGATATGAGTTTAAAATTTGGAGATGAGGTTGAAGTTATAAATGGATTTTTTGAAGGCTGTAAAGGAATCGCAGAGTATGAAGACTTTTCTATGGACAAAGGATATTCTTATTATATTAGGGGATGGAAAAAAGACAAACATGGCATCATAAAACATTTTTATGAAAACTTTAATGAACGTCAGTTAAGGAAAATACAATGAAAGAAATGAAAAAGTTTATAATTATTTTAGTAAGTTGTTTGGTATTATCGGGATGCTCTTTAATTCCTCGTCTTACTTTCGACACAAAAGGTACAGTTCCGCAAAGTGTTAATAAATCAAAAGCAAAGAATGTTTGTAAAGGTAATACTAAATTCAATGAACTAGGAGAAATGACTTACTGTTCAAAAGGATATTATTTATATGAAGAAGGGTTCGAGAAAAAGGAAAGAAAGATGACTATTATAGAAAGAATTAAAAGTTTTATCAATAACTTAACAGGTTATGCCTTTTGGATTGCTTTAGCATTATTGATTTTTTGCCCTTCTGCTTTAGGATTTATAGCTGGGAGAGTTATAGAGGGATTATTTGGTATTGGAAAAAAGACATTAAATTCTGTTATAAAAGCTGTTCAAAATGCAAGAAAAAATGACAAAGATTTAAACGATGCTCTTTCTTCTGAATTAGATGTAAAAGAGAAAGATTATATTGCTAAAGTTAAAAGAGAAGAAAAGATAAAATGAAAAAATTACCTTCTGTAAAAAATATTTCAAAAGCGCCAAAAATGAAATCGCCGAGAAAAAAAGATATTAATTCTGAAATATGTAAAGTTTTCTCTAAATATTGCACATATTCACAACAAGAATTATTATCGGGTTTAAAAATTTGCAAATCGTATGATAAATTAATGATAGCTGTTAATTTAAGTTTAGAATTTGGTTTTAGTTTATACGATGCTTGTTATAACTTAAAAAAGTATAGAGAAGAATCAATAGAATATATTGAAAAATATGATTACGAGAAACTTGTTGATAATTTAAAACTTTTATCTAAGAGTATTAAAATTGTTCGTGACGAGAATAATCCAGAAAATAGAAAATATGCATGTGGATTAGCAAATGATTTAATCGACCACATGTTTAGAGATATAAAAGAAATATTTGGAGAGCAAGAAGAAAATCATAAAGGTCATATAGAATAAAGGAGAAAATGATAAATGCCTTATATAAAATCTAATGATGGTCGTCGAGAAGCTCTACAAAAAAGAGATAGTGCTACAACGGCAGGAGAGTTGAATTATCAAATTTTTCATTATACAAAAGATACTTTGATAAATAATAAGGCTTTTAGTTCTGATAGAATAAAAACTTTTGTAAAAAATTTCTTAGGTTATAAACCTAATTATCAGCGTTACAATGATATGGTCGGTTGTTTGATTTTATGTGCAAAGGAAGTTAAAAGAAGATTGAGTATTGATTTAATAGATAATTTTAAGTATATTATTGATAGTTATGATTTTGAAATTGCTGATTATGAAGATAAGAAGATTAAAGAAAATGGAGATGTTTGATGAAAAAATGTAGTTGTGGAAATATTATCAAAAAACTTTCTGCCAGAAGATGTAGGAGATGTTACTTGACAAATCCAGATAGAGGATATTCTCATAATTATTCAAAAGAAGAGTTAAAAAGACGCTCCATTAGCATGAGTGAAAAGAGAAAAAATGGTAAAATTTTTACATGGAATAAAGGTAAAGATTTAAGAAAAGAAAGACCAGAGATTGGACTACATTTACAACAAGTTTTAAAAGGAAAACGATGCAACCGAAAGGGAGAATTCAAAAAAGGGCATGAAATGACATTAGCAAAACGAGGGGATTTAATTAATAGGCATCATATTGATTTAAATAAATATAATAATGAGATAATAAATTTATTATTTTTGACAAATTCTAAACATAATCAATTGCATAAGAGAGCCTATGATTATTTAGTAAAAACGAATCAGGTACAAGAATATATTAAATGGTTCATTAAAGAATTTAAACCAAAATTATATACATATAGTCAATATAAAAAAATCAATAAGAGCATTTCTAAACAATTAAGGAAGTGATAAACATGGATAAAACTAAGCTCGTAACAATAGAAAATTGTATTTTTAAAACGTATTTAATTGGAAGTATGGAGTCTCCTGCGAAAAAAGATGATGGAATTGGCTGGCGAAGGCAATTAACTCCCGAATTAAACGCAAGAGGAATTTATGTATTTGACCCTACAAGAGAAGAGATTGCAAAAGTAGGAATGCCAACTGAAGAATTTATGCAAAAATTAACTGGATGGCAAAAAAGCGGTAATTGGGAAAAGTTCACAGAATCAATGCGGACAATTTGGAGAGGTAAATCCTATGTAGATGCTGATGAGAACACTAATTTAACAAAATCTATTCATATTTTTGGAGATATAGATTATGTAGAACATTCTAAATTTTTAATTTGGAATTTAGATGAAGGAGATAAACCAGGAGGAACTATTATTGAACTGGCACTTGCTTGGTATAGAGGATTGTCAGTTTATTTGATAACTCAAATGCCTAAAACTACAATTAACAAAAGTCTTTTATATTTTGTTCTTGATAGTGGAAATGGACAAGGTGGTATTTTTAAAAATCGTCATCAATTATTAGAATTTTTAGATGAAAAATATAATTTAACTAAAGATTAATTAATTATTTAAAAGAAACTTATAAAATTTGGAAATAAAATGAAAATTATTACTCCTTGTGATTGGAAAATAGTAGACTTATTAAAAGAACAAAATGCTAATTGGTTTGGAGAAGCATTAAGAGGTCATTGTTTTATAGGAAGGGTAAATGAAACAGGATATTATTCTACGTTTAGAGTTCATGAATCCTTTAAACAAGTAAAAGAAGGTGCTATTTTTGAAGAAGCTAAAAAATATTTGTATGATGAAGTTGAAGTGACAGTTTATCATTTTAAATTAGAAGAGAAGGATTGTTGGATTTCTTATGAGGGAGAAGGGGAAAATGCTCGAAGAATGAAAATTTGTGAACCTTTCGAAATTGTTATGGCGTGGGTTTGGGATGGAGATGGTTGTTTATATTTTAGATTTAATGATAGAAAAGTTATAAATACTGATTGTAAAAAGGACTATAATTGGGAGTGGATAAAATGAAAAGAATAAATGTTCAATCATCACAAATAAAAAGTATTGGCTACGATAGAGCAGAATATGTTTTAGAAATTGAATTTGTAAAAGGTTCGATTTATCGCTATGAAAAAGTTTATCCTGACGAAATTATATCTTTGCTCTTTGCAAATTCAATAGGTTCTTATTTTATGAAAAATATATCGAAAACATATAAATACGAGAAAGTGAGTTAAATAATGAAATTTAATAAAGTTCAAGATTCTGGTAAAAGACAGCAATTCAATACTGGTTCTCAAAGAGACACTGATGAAGGGAAAGGACAACCTCATTTATTACCATTTGAAACTATAAATTTAATTGAATCTCTTTTAAATCATAAATTGCAAAAATTTGATTATAGAACTTATGAACTCGAATTAGGATTAAAAGTATTAAGTAATAGACTTTATGAGTATGGAGAAATTAGAGAAAACGAAGCTTCATTGATTTTGTTAGAAGCAATAGAAGAAATTATTTATTTGATTACTTATCAAGAAAAAGGGCATTATACAGAAGCATATAGACGATTAGCTATTCATTATCAAAATGGTGCGAAGAAATACGATAAAAATAACTGGAAAAAGGGTCAGCCAATAAGTAGATATTATGATTCTACTATAAGACATTTATGGAAGATTCAAGCAAAATTAAATGATGAAGACCATTATGCGGCTTTATTATGGAATTTAGTTGCTATTGTTCAAACGAAACAAGATATTAAGAATGGTCATCTATCAAAAGAATTAAACGATTTTCCTTTTACTATCAATGATATATGGACTAAAAAATGACTTCACAAATAATTAGAACAAATTATACAAATAATCAATTATATTGCACTTATTCCAAAGAGAAGATTGCTTTGGAAGAAAAATATATTACTGTTTTTGATAATTATTGTGGAGATTGGATAGAAAAATATTATAAATTAGAATATAAGGATTTTATAGATGAAACAGAAAAATAAAATTAAAAGATTACTGATAAGACAAAAAGCTTTTGATGAGCTTGATAATAGTGATAAAAAAGATAGAAGAAAACCAGGAAGTTTTAAAAAATGACAAATAAAGAAATTTTACAAAAAGCGATTGATAAGTCATATGATAATGGTTTTGATTTATGTGAATTTTTTCAAATCGAATCAATGTCTTCTTTAGATTATGATTACTATTTAGAAGAATTAATTAAAAGTAAAGGACATTATATTATTATTTTCTCCCATGATTTTGCTAAAGCTTTTTGGGGAGAAGAAAAGTATGATAGATATTGTGAATGTAATTTAGAATACCCTCCCAAACATTATTATGCTGACAAAGAAACTTTGAAAAATTGGCAATATCACCTTCAACAAATGGTTCTTGAAGGAGAACCTTTGAAATATTTAGAGAAATTTTTATGAAATATTTAATAGGAACAATTTTTAGTATAGGTTTAGGAGTCTACTCTTTAATTCGAAATAAGAAAAAGGGAATTCTAGTTGCTATTTGTGCATTTATAGCAAGTATAATATTTTTAGGTCAATTTATAGCGAATTTATAATTATGTCAAAAGTCATATTAATTGATACATCTGGTCTTTTTGTTCCAACTGTAAAAGTAGTTAATCGTTTACGAGAACAAAAGCACAATACGGGAAGTCCAAAGTTTATTCTACCTCCTAGAGTCATGTATTTTAATAGTTTACTGTCTTCATTAAAAAAGATAGGAGTAGACAAAGATGATATAATTATTATGGCTCTTGAAGGGCATTCGTTTCGTAAGGACTTATATGCTCCCTATAAAGACCATAGAGCAGGTTTAAGAAAGAAGGATGAATTTATAGATTGGGATTATGAATATGACCAAGTTAATCAATTACATGATTCTCTAAATGAATCAACCAATTGGCATTTTATTAGAGTTAAAGATGGATTGGAAGCTGATGATGTGATTTCGATAGCTGTTAGATATTTTAAGAATCAAGAATGTATTGTTGTTACTGGCGATAAAGACTTGCATCAGTTAGCGTTTTATAAAAATGTTAGAATTTTTAATACAAATAAAAAAATAAAAGGGTCTAAAGGAATGTATGAATTAATTCCACACCCTTTAAAAATTTTAGCACAAAAGGCAAGAGTTGGAGATAAAGTAGATAACATCATTCCTGCTCTGAACGAAACAAAAGAAGATGCTCAATTAAGATATGATTTAGTAAATTTACTAGAATTACCAAAAGAGATTGAAGAAAAAGGAAGAGAAGCGATTGAAGAGGCATTAAGAAATCAAAAGGAATTAAATTTAAATAATCTTCCTAATTTTAAAAATGTCAGAGAAAAGTTTTTGAAGATTTATGAAAAAGAGAATATTGTAAGTCCTGAGTATTGTTATAATTTATTAGAAAAGAGAAAGAATCGAAAAAAGAAAGGAAAAAAGAAATGAAAGAAGCTAAATATTCACTGAATCAAGTTATTTATTTTGTACATGGTCAGCAAGTTATTAAAGGTAAGATAGATGAATTAATTTTGCATTATACTCAAAAAAATGTTATTATAAAATATATCATTCGACCTTATGGATTAGATAACTTTGTTACCATAGACGAAGATAAGATTTATATTGATTTAGAAAAAGCAAAACAATATACTATAGAAGAATTTAAAAAGACTTATACTCGAAGAAATATAAAGCAAAATTACAAAAAAGCAAAAAAGGAAATGGAAGATAAATTTACAAACGCTTTAAAGACTTTTGATGTAAAATTTGCAGAAGTCATTGATGCTATAGAAAGTATTTCAGATGAATATTTTGATAATTTAGAAAAAGCAAAAAAGGAAAAGGAGAAAAAAGATGGCAAGTAAGAAAAAAGGAACAGAAAAAGTTGTTGATTGGTTTTTACCAAACAAATCCTTAATTAAGTTTCAAGGCGAAGAAGATTCAATTGCTGTAGCTGAAAATGTAATGAATAAGAGTAATTTTGATAAATATCCTGTTTTAAAGGGAGATACTGTTGAAGTTACAGAAAAAGATGATGAAGTTACTTTTTTAAGAAAAGTTAAGGGAGCTTCTAAAAAGAAAGAATCAACAGAAAAGAAAAAAGAATCAAATACAGAAATTGACGAAACAATTACGAAAGAAGTAGTTTGTGTAAGTCAATATGGTGTGAAATTTGTTGGTGATGAAAAATGGACTAATTTTTCTGATGAATTACAAAAACAAGATGTAAAGGCTATGGGAGCGGTTGCTAAGAATACAATCACTGTTTCAATGTCTAAAGGAAAGATAGTAGATATTAAAGAGGAAAAGAAAGACAAAAAACAATCCAAAAGCACTACAAGAACGCCATACGGTTCTCCAGACGACTTAATTGCAAAAGCAAAAAATACGGCATCAATGAATGCTAAAGATGTTGTGGTAGCCTTAATTAGTCAAAATAGAGTCGAAACAAATAATGAAGGTAATATAGAAAGAGCTATTTCTGCTTTAACGAAAAAATTTTATGAAGTAACAAAAGAACTATAATTTCAATAAGGAGCAACTAATGTTTAAAGAAAATGATATGCATCTATTGAGAAATCTTATTGAAATTCCTTCTCCATCTGGATTTGAAAAAAACATCGCAGAATTTTTAGAAGATTATTTGTTAAAACTTGGTGTGAGTCGGAAATTTGTGAAAATAGATAAATATTACAATGTAATTGTAAATTTTGATTATGGTAAAGATAAGACTGTCTTAGTAGATGCTCACAGTGACCAAATAGCTTTTATAGTATCTAATGTGGATAGATGGGGAAGTATAAGCTTGCAGTATATAGGGTCAGGAGATAGTACAATTCTCTCTGCTCGTCATTTAAATATTCTTACCAAAAATGGAGTTGTTCCTGCGGTTATAAATCGAAAACATGCTCATTTAATATATGATGAAACTACAGAGTTAAATTATTCTCCTGAAGAAGCAGATGTTGATATTGGAATAAGAGACAGAGTCAAAATATTAAATCATATTCAAATCGGAGATGCTGTAACTTATAGAAATAATTTTAGACAATTATTACATGACTATATTACTGGATATGGATTTGATGATAAGTCAGGTTGTTTTATCTTACTGAAAACAATTGAAAAAATATTAAAAAGCAGAATTATTCCATCTACTAATTTGGTTTTTGTTTTTTCTACTCAAGAAGAAACAGGAAATTCAAAATTGTTTCCTGTTGTTAGAGAAATAAGACCCGATTTAGTTATTGAGGCAGATGTGACATTTGCTACCGATTATGGAAATGTTGATGAAATTGAAAGAGAGGTTGGTAGATGTGAATTAGGTAAGGGAATTTCTTTATATAGAGGAGTAGATATTGACGAAAAATGTTGGGAATTAGCTACTTCTATTGCAAAGAAAAGAAAGATTCCATATCAAGTTCAGACTTGTTCTGGAAGAATTGGATATACTTCTTTAGAAGTTACTAGTGAAGGATATGGGATTAAAGCTCTTGTATGGGGTATACCATTAAGAAGTATGCACGCTCCAACCGAAACTATTCATCTTAACGATTTATATACTGGTACAAAATTGCTAACATATTTTTTGCAAAGTAAAAAGTTAAAAGAGATAATCTAATGCATAAACATAAACTAAAATTTTTAAGACAATCGGGTATTTTACATGAAGGTAAATATAAGACAATTGATATTTATCAATGTATAGATTGTAATAAATATTGTATAATAGATACAAAAACAGATAAACGAATTTCTTTAAACGGTGATATTGGAGAAGAGATAGATGACTAATTATTGTCATCACTGTAGAAAACTTGTAAATGTAAAAAAAGAAATTGATGATTATTCTAGTTTTTATAATTTGATTATCGTCAGTTGCGAAAATTGCAGAACATTTCTTTATCAATATCTACAAAAGAAAGATATTTAATGATTGGCGACCCCTTAATTTTATCACAAAAAGACTATGATAGAGCCAATGAAGTTATAAAGAATTTGAAAGATGAAAAAATTATTTTGATAGGTGGGACTTCGGGCAGTCATAAATGCTTTGGTAAAGGTACTAAAATTTTGATGTATGATACATCATTAAAAAACGTAGAAGATATTAAAGTTGGAGATGAATTATTAGGCCCAGATGGAACAAAAAGAACTGTCAAAAAAATTCATTCTGGAATGGACAATCTATACAAAGTTAAACAAAAAAGAGGAATTTCATACATTGTAAACTCGAATCATTTATTATGCTTAAAATATTATAGATTTAATACAAGAGCTAAAAAAAGAGCAAAAGACGGATATATAAATATTGATGTGAAGAGTTGGAATAATTTATCGAATTATCATAAATTAATTTATAAAGGATATAAATCAGAAGGATTTGATTTGCCACATAAAAAACTTGCTTTAGAGCCTTATTTTTTAGGTTTATGGTTAGGTGATGGAAGAAATAGCAGTCAAGAAATATGTAGCAAGGATTTTGAAATTAGAGATTATTTACAAGATTATGCAAATAGACTTGACATGAAATTAAGTGTATATTGTGATAATTCAAAAAAAAGATGTAATTCTTATTCTATATGTAGAAAAAATCAGAAAAAACTCTCAAAAGTGTTGTACTGGTTAAGAGATTTAAAGATTTTGAATAATAAGCATATTCCTTATATTTATAAATGGAACACTAAACAAGTAAGATTAGAATTATTAGCAGGATTGTTAGATACAGATGGATGTTATACAAAAAATAATGAATTTACAATTAGCACAAAATATTTAAAACTTGCAAATGATATTTGTTGGCTATGTAGCAGTTTAGGGTTTTATTGTTCTTGTACAAAATTTAAAGTTAAAAATTATCCAGATAATAATTATTATAGAATTAACATTGACGGATTTCTAAATACTATACCTACTCGAATTTTGAGAAAAAAAGCAAAACCCAGAAAACAGGTAAAAAATCATTTGATTTCTGGTATAGATATAAATTATATAGAATTCGGTTATTATTATGGATTCGAAGTAGATAAAGACCATTTATTTCTGTTAGAAGATTTTACTGTGGTGCATAATTCAGAGTTATCTTATTGTATTCAAAAACTTCTTTCCGATAAACGAAAATCAAGTCTTGTTATTTCTTTGGATGATTATTACAGTATTATCCCTTCTCTTAGAGCTATTAATCGTAAAAAAATGGGATTAGATTCAGTAGGGTTAAGTGAAATTGATTGGGAGAATTTACAACGAATCTACGAGGATTTTAATAATAAAAGAGAAATTCATTTTAAAAGACTACATAGATTTTTAGATACAGTTGAACATAATGCTATTACAAATAGCGAAGACATAAATTATGTTCTTTTTGAAGGTCTTTATGCTAATTATCTTAGAAAATTTTACAATGATAACTTTTCTGTATTTCTTGAAGGAAGCCCCACGCAGACTTTAGAATTTAGAAAATTAAGAGGTAAAGAAGACGAGAACGATACTTTTCGTAAGCAAGTTGTTGAGAAAGAGTATAGAGTAGTATCACAGCTTCGCCGTTATGCTGATATGTTTTTATCTCACGAAAGTAAATCATGAAAAAGAAAAAATGTATGAACTGTAATGAGAAGAATTTAATAACCGTTTGTAGTGCGTGTAATTTTAAAGCAAATGGAAATCGTGATTATTGGTTTGCTTTTTACAAATACATAAGGAATTAAAATGAAGCTGAATTTAACAAAATTAATCAGAAATGATAGAATTTATGATATATCAAAAGTGTTGCAATTTGCTTATCCTAATGTATCAACAAAAAGAATCTGTCAATTAATTTTAAATAGAGATTCTGTTGACCAAGCAATTATTATATTACAGGGAGCAAAAGAAATGAAAATGAATATTGATGAATTTGTTAAACTATATTTAAGTCATAAAAAATAAGGATTATAATGCAGACATATTTTACTGGATGTGAACACTATTCACATAAAAATATAATAAAATATTGTAATAGACCGTTTTCTTCTTATGAAGAAATGAATATTAAATTAATAAAAAAACATAATGAAAGAGTTAAAAAAGATGATGTGGTTTATCATCTTGGTGATTTCATATTATACGGAAAAACTAAAACAGGTAACGGAGAAGAAACTAAATCAGATAACATTCTTTCTCAATTAAACGGGACTCACATATTTTTAGAAGGGAATCATGATAGAGGGAATAGAAATACTTTAAAAACAAAAAATCAAGAAATTATTTTAAATCAAAACGGATTAAGAATTCAGCTTTTACATGACCCAATTTATGCACGAATTGATTATGATTTAATTCTTTGTAGTCATGTACATCGAGCTTGGAAGGTAAAAGAAATTTATTATTTAGGGCAAATAAGGCTTTGTATTAATGTAGGTGTAGATGTAAATAACTACATGCCTATTCGTTTAGATGAAATATTATCTATTTATTATCGTTGGAAAAAAGAAAGAAGTAAAATAAAAAGATGGGAACAGCCTGGGACATTAAAAGAATTAAACAAAGGAACACTGATAGATGAAACTTCTAACTGAATTGCCAGAAAATGTTAAACTTAGTCAACACCTTCGAAATGAAGCCGAGGGTTATATAGATGTAATGTTTTTTGGCATTACTTATTATATCCCCGTAACTGCTAGTTTCAAAAAAGCTTTTAAAGCAAAACGAGTTAAGAATAAATTAATTTTTAATACTTTTAAACAGGACAATGCTATTAAATTTTTTTTAAGAGATTTGATAAGTTCTATTTATTTACAAATAAGAGATACGATAGGCGAAGAGATTCATAGAAAGTTATCAGACGAGATTAACGAAGGATTATGTGAATTATTTACAAAGCGATTAGAAAACAGAATTAATAAAGAATTTAATCAAAAGCAATTGGAATATAAAGATGAAAATTAAAGTATTTGGTGAATTAGAAATTCAAAGATTTAAAACAAACGAAGAACATATTGTAATAAGTGTTCAAGACCCTAATTATGATTTTGTTAAATTACCAGAACAAAAATCAAGATTAGGATGGATAGGTTTAAAACTTCATGATTCAGATACTAATATTTGTCCAGAAACTTCAAAAGAAAATACAAATATAGTTCTATTTAACAAACTTCATGCTCAGTCTATTTTAAATTTTTTAAACGAATGGAAAAATGGAGTAAACTTGATTTGTATAAATTGTGGTGTAGGAATTTCAAGAAGTGCTGGTATTGCAGGTGCATTGAGTAAGATTTTAAATGGAGATGATGATTATTATTTTAAGAATTATTGCCCTAATATGCTGGTTTATCGTACTATTTTAAATGAGTATTATGGTGACAATTTTCATGATTTTAATAAAAAAGAAATAAAGAGTAATTCAGATATTAAATTTATTTAATTAAGGAAATCTATGAAGAATAAGAAATTAATAAAATCCTTTTTATTGGATTATTTAAAAAAGAAAGTACCAGGTTTTAAGAAGAAAGGAAAGATGTTGTTCTGTCCCAAATGTCAAGATGAAAAATTAACGGCTAATATTTTTCCAAAAAATAGTAATGAACTTTTTTGTTTTTCTCCTGATTGTCAAAAAATAGGAGACATTTTTAAAATATGTAGAGATTTAGAATTTGAAGGAAATCAAGATGTGTCAGACGAATATATTGCTAAACATTTAATTAAGATGTTTTCAATAAAAACAGATGATTATATTAATCAATTATTAGAAAAGTTTGCATCTTGGGAATGGGATTTAGTACCAATTAAAAATGATGATAAAATTCCTATCGAGAAAAATTGGACTAATAAAAGTCATAAAGATATTAGAGAATGGCAAGAATGGCTAAAGAATAAAAGTGGCTTAGGAATGAAAACAGGAGCAATATCTAAAACTACTGGAATAGATGCAGACCTAATTACTAAAGAAGAATCAGAAATTTGGCAAAAAGGAACAGCTAAGAAGAAAATAGAAGAGATTATAAAAAAGAAAGAGGAGAAATTACAAAAATTAAAATCATTAGAAATGTTTAATGATACTGTTATACAAGACTCTGGATGGAAAGGTGTTCACTTTTTCTATAAATATGAAGCAGATATTCCTAAATGTTCATTTGATTATGAAGGAATTCATTTTGATATTGAAAATGATGGCGGTTATATCTTAATAGAACCTTCTACTTTTGCAGGAAAAACAAGAAAAATAGAAGGAGAAATTATAGAAAAAATGAGTTCTGAATTAAAAGATTTAATTCTTTCGAATATTGGTAAAAAGTCAGAAGAAAAAATAGATGACAAAGAAACAAAACTAGAAAATAATGATAGTGAGTTGATTAAAGGGTTGGACGGAAAATGTAATTCTACTTTTGTTCAAGTTGGTGGGATGTTTCGTAAATTTATGAATGTAAGGCAAACAGAACAAGCACTTTTTCTCGTAAACAAACACATGCTAGATGACCCAATGGATTACAAATCTGTTAAATCTATGTGTCAACAAATAGAAAAGTATCATCAAGTTGACTTAGAAACAATAAGCAAAGAAATTATGAATCATATGCATATTGTCAAGGATGCTCATGTAAGAGATTTAAAAGAATGTTTGGGTTATGATAGAAAAGATTTAGAGCAAGCTGTTAAATATCTATGCGACCACAAAAAATTATATAAAATTAAGAAAGATTTATATAGACTAATAGAAGATATAGAATGGCAAGAAGATTTTATGAATTTAATAAAACCAATAAATTTTGATGTACCTTATTTTAACGAATACGCTTGTTTTAATCAGGGTTCGATGATTGTGATTGGAGCAAAAAGTGGATATGGGAAAACGCATATAAACATGAATATTATTAAAAAGCTTATAGAGGATGGTCATTATCCTTATTTATTGTCTACCGAAGGTGGTGGTGGATTTGCAAAAGTAGCTCAAACATTAGGAGTGAAAGAAGGGGATTTTGCCTATAAAGTTTTAAGAGACCCTTCAATTGCAACTTTAAAACCAAATGCTATAACTATAATTGATTGGCTCAAAGCTCCCGATGGCGAACATGCTAAAACGGATGTTATGTACGAAAAGATTAATGACCAGTTAATAGAGAAAGGTGGATTAACTATTATTTTTGCTCAATTAAAGAAAGAAAATGGAGGTTTTTATGCAGAAAACATGGTAGAGCAATATGCCTCTCTTGTTGCTAAATTTTATTACCCTTCTATAAACGGAGTTTCAGATAATTTGCACCCTTATTTTAAAACTAATAAAATTCGGGATTCTAAAGTTGGAAGACAATTTATAGAAATTCCGCTAGTATTTAATCCAGATACAAAAATTTTGGAGTTGAAAAAATGAAAATAAAAATTATAGACTTAGAAAAAAAGTTAAATAAAAAGATAAAAAGAAATTTTAAGTCAATAGGATTAGATACAGCACAAAAATCAGGAATTGTTTTTTTGAAAACTGATAAAACTTATCTCTATATTGACGGTTTAGTTTTAGGATTTAATACTAAAGATAGAAAAGAGATATATGCCACTATGGTTAAAACATTTGAAAAATTAATTCAAGAAGAAGATATTGCAGTTATTGAAGATGTTTTTATTGGATTTAATCGAAAAGGTTCACTTGAATTAGTTCGTTACGGGGCATACGCTATCGCAGAATGTATCAAAAAAAGTATAGACTATGAAATTATTTTAGCTCAAACAGCAAGAGCAAAATTTAAAATAGATACTAGAAGTGAAGGAAAAGGAAGAAGCAAAATTGCTGTAGGTAAATGGGTCTATAGTTTAGGAATAGATTTAAAAGATAATAATTTAGTAGATGGATTTATTTTGGCTTTATTAGGAATTTGTAAAGATATAGATTTTAAACCGAAAACCAAAAAGAAGAAAAAGAAAGTTAAAACAACGAGTAAAAGAAAATGAAAAAATTTATAATGTCATATTATAATTGGAGATTACATGGTCTTGTAGAGGCTCAACAAGATTATTCTCGTTATTTATGTTTATATGGAGAAACTAATACAATAGAATGCATAGGTTTAGAATTTATGGTTAAGTGGCAAGACTTTTTATTAGAAGTTACAAAATCTCTTATACCTAAACAATGGATAAAGAATTCATGAAAAAGTGTAAATATTGTAATTCTATTTGGGTTTGTTGGAATTGGATTTATGTTCCAAAAGATAAATATAAAGAATTAAATCCTCATAAAAATATAAAGACAGATTTTTGGGGACATGAATGTTGGAAATGTGAAGGTTGTCAAGAAACTTCTTATCAAGTAAAAAATGGTATTCCTTATTTTATATTATATCATTTTTATGGTTTATTCAAAGGAATAATTAAGTGAAAAAATTATTAGATTATATTAAACATCAAATTTATAATTTTAAACATTTTTTAATTTATAAACGATTCGGATATATTATTTGGATAAAGTCCATTAAAAGATATATTTTATTTTGTTCTAAATGTGGAGAATATATTTGTTCTGATGGATTATGTTCTAATCCGTTTTGCCCTGAGAGAATAAATCAATGAAAAAAGAATGGGAAAAACTTGAAGAATTTATTCTTGAACACATAAAAGAGATAGATTCTTATGCTAAGAAAAGTCCTGGTTCGGGTAACAAGGGAAGAAAGGGAGATTTAGTTACCAAGTGTGGCTTGAAAATAGAATGTAAAGATAATCAAAGTCTGAAAAATGCTTATAAAGAAGTAGATATGCAAAAAATTATAGAAGAAGTTCCATTACACTCACAAGATATACCTATTTTGATAACAAGAAATAAAGATAAAAAAATAAGAGTACATTTAGATTTTAAAGATTTTTGGGAAATTTATAAAGGGAGTATAAAATGAATAATTTAGAATATATACTTAAAAAATATAAAATTAAAATTAATAAGCCATCTATTAAAAATGATGTTATTAGATGGTATCAAAATGAATGTAGACTTTATATGGATGAATATGAAAAAATGAAAGAAAAGAGAAAAATATATCTATTTGAACATATTTTTAGTTTCGTTTCCAGAATTAATATACATCAATACGAATTTAAGAATGAAAAATTAATTAAGACAGTATTATTCATAAAAGAGCTACCTAAGCTTTTTTGTAGATGCATGTTTAGACCTGAAACAGAAACTAAATTAAAAGAAGAAAATAGAGTATCTAAAAATGTTTTTGGAATTTCGCCAGCTTTGAAAGCATTAAAAGTCATCAAACAAAAAGAAAAAATAGATACTTATTTTTATAATCGCTGGCTGAGGAGAAATTAAATGAATATTTTCTGGTATATATTTTACATAGACGCTTGGCTTCTAGCAATATTGTATATTTGGGGCGAGATAGCAGTAAAGATGGAATTTAAAGATACTTGGAAAGACGAGAAGACGATGGAAGTTAAAAAATCTCGCCGTCTTTCTAAAGCTTGGCTGAAAGTTCATCCTATTTTAGATTTTCTTCAAAATTGTCATTATGAAATTGGTTGGAAATTAAAAATCCCTGAAGAAATTTATGATGAAATTAAATGGTTTATTCAAAGAGGTAAGAGAGGTTATTCTGATAGAGATGTTTGGGGATTTCATTATTATTTAGCAGATGTTATCTTTAATGGAATAAAAGATTTTAAAAAACAAGTTCATGGTGTTCCTTGCGATATTCCTAAAAAGATAGGCGAAAAGCATTCTTCTAAATTAAGAAAATCAATAAAAGAGTGGAAAAGAATTTTAGGAGAAATTCAGTGGACATTTAAAACTGTTAAAAAAATAGATAACGGTAACTGGATTTTAGTAGAAAATGAAAAACAACGAAAGAGAATTAAAAGTTTGAAATTTCGTAAAAAATATCATATAATGACAAAAGAAGAATGTAAAAGGTATAACGAAGGTTGGAAACTTTTTAAAAAGTATTTTTACAATTTATGGGATTAAGGAGAATTTATGAACGAACGTAAGAAAAGGCTATTAGAGACCATGAAATCTTTAAATAAAACTTTTAAAGAAGAGACTTTGTTCTTTGGTAATGAGATAGAAAATAAAGAAAAAATATCTACAGGTATTAAGAAAATAGATAAATTTTTAGGCGGTGGTATTAAAAGAGGTACTCATACAATTTTTTGGGGTGGAATTGCAAATGGAAAGACCACTTTAGCTTTACAAACAATAGCAAATGCTCAGAAACAGGGATATATTTGCGCCTATTTAAACACTGAAAAACCTATTGATAATGAAAGATTTGACATGCTAGGAGTAAATAGAAGAGAATTGATAAGAGCTAACTGTGCTAAGAATGCAGAACAAACCTTAACAATTGTAAAAAAATTATGCGATGCAAAAGTTGTGGATTTAGTTGTTGTCGATTCTGTAAATGCATTAAGTCCAAAAGCCGAACAAGAAACTAAACAAGGAAAGGAAAGAGGGCTAGAAGAAAAGAATATTGCTGAATTAGCAAGATTATTATCAGAATTTTGCAGAAAAGTAAATCCATCTGTTTATAACGCTAGTTGTGCAATGATTTGGATTGGGCAATTAAGAATTGGAGGTATAGGAACTTTTTATACTAGAGCAACTTTGTCTTGTGGAGAAGCTTTAAAGTTTTATGCATATAATATTGTTTATTTAAGAAACGGTCAATCCTCTGATGCTCCTGTTAAAAAATTTAAGGAATTTTTTGTAGACCCTGACGGAAAAATTCGTTATGTTACTAAAAAAGAAAAGATAGGATTTGATTCAGTTTTTAGAATGGATAGAAGTAATTCTGGAGATTCTGTTAGAGAAGGAGAAGAAAGTCATTTTGCTTTTATTGGAGAGAAAGGTTTTGTTGATAAAATAGAAGATGTAGAGGATATTCCAATTAAAATAGATGCAGAAAATGAAGAACAAAAAGATAAAATCATGAAGTATTTAGTTGATAAAGGAATTAAAAAAGCTTGCAAGAAATTAGTAAATGATGATAAAGCATTGAAAAAACTAGCTGAAGATTATTTAGCAGAAGATGAGCCAAAGGCTATAATTCACGCAAATCCCAACGCAGTCGCTAAGTTTACAAGGTCAGAAGAACCAAAAAAGAAAAAAAGAGGAAGACCTAGAAAGGAGAAAAAATAATGCATTCCTGGGGAGATAAAAATGTCGATTGGCAAGGATTAAATGAATGTGTCAATTACTTAGATAAAAATTTACGCAGATGGGGTAGGATAAATGTTAGACAAACAAAGGAGAAATTTGGAACTTTAAGATGTTATTGTTCTTTGGGATGGACTTGTCTTTTAAATATTACTCATCCAGGATATATTCACTATAGACCTTATCCAAAATGGTTAAGAACTTTTGATATTTTTGTTTTATCAAGAATTATTCCGTATTTAAATTTTATTATTTTACCTTATCATAAATGGTTGTATCGAAAACTATATGCTGATATGGTTACTAAATATCCTCATTTAAAAGAAGAGATTTTATGTACACCCGATTTTCCTAAATTATTAATAGATTTATAAACTTGACAACTGAAAAATATATGTTATACTTGTATAGAAAAAATTTTATTAAGAGGTTAAAAAAAAGGAGAGATGCATGAATGGAAAGATGAATCATGTGATGTTAGATTTAGAAACCTTTGGAAATGATTTTAATTCTATTATTGTTCAAATAGGGGCATGGTATTTTAATGAACAGGGAAAATTAGGAAAGAAATTATGTATAAATGTTGATTCTGAAGATTGCGAAAAATATGGACTAAATTGTACAGCTTCTACAGTTAAATGGTGGTTACAACAAGACAACGAAACAATCAAAAAACTATTCGAAAATCCTAAACCACTAAAAGATTCTTTAATAATCTTATTAGATTTTTTAAAAGATGCAGATTATATTTGGCAACATTCAAGCTTTGATGCTCCAATTTTAAACAATGCTATCAAAAAAGTGGGATTAGTTAATTCAATTCATTATAGAACTTGGAAAGATTTAAGGTCGGCAGAATATTGTTTGGGAATAGATAAAAGTAAATTTAGTTTCGTCGGCAAAGCACATTACAGTATTGATGATTGTCTTTTTCAAATTAAATATCTGGTAAGCGGATTGAAAAGAAAGGTAAAATCTAATGACAAGCAAAGAAATAAAAAGAATTTACGAAAATAATGAAATAGATAAACTTTATAAAGATTACGAAAAATATTTTAATAAGATAGATGAATGGGCTGATAAATTTATTGACGGAGATTTATTAACAGAATACGAATTAAAACAAGCACAACAGATTCTAAATGGGTGTCAGACTAAGTTAAATGCAATTGCAGGAGCTTTAGAAGCATTAGTAGTTGAATATGAAAATAATTATTTCTTAAAAGAAGAAAGTACATTTAAAAATGTAAGAATGCAAGATAAAGACCACTGTAAAGCTCATGCAAGAAAAGAAGTATCTGATTTAAGACGATATGCTTCTGATTTTTCAAGATATGTTAATTCTGCTCAGAATGCAGTTGTTACTGTACAGTCTTTACTTAAAAGACAAACTATAGAAAAGGGTAATAAAGGAGTAGATTTTACGGGAGATAAATCTAACATGAAAGATGAAAGAACTTGGTAAAATGAAATTTTCTAAATCGTATTCAAAATTAAATTATCCTATATTTACTACGATTCGACAAGATAAAGGATATTATAAAGTTGGACAGATAATAAATGTAAATACTCCCGAAACCTCTTTCGAGGCTGAAATTTTAGCTATTAGAGAATTATCAAATGCAGATATTACTGAAAATATGGCAAGAGTAGATGCTGACTGTTCTAAACAGAAATTACAAGGATTAATGAATCTATTTTATAGAGAAAAGGCAGAAGAATTAATTCTATTAACATTAGCAAAAATATTATGAAAATTCAAAATATTTCAAACAACGGAAAAGATATTTATCTTTTTATTCGTGAAGATGATGAAACTTTAACGATTAAAGAAGACCATTCTTTTCTTCCCTACTATTTTGAGCCTACTACAGATAGACAATCCGACGCTGTATCTATTTACGGTCAACCCTTAAAAAAAATCTATTGTAATAATCCTGGACAAGTAAGAAAACAGAGAAGCGATAGAGCATTTGAAGCTGATATTATATATACTAAGCGTTATATCTTGGATAAAATTCCTATCTTTGAAAAATCTAAAACAAGAATTATCTATTTCGATATTGAAGTGAACGCAACAGAGCTTCCCCAACCAAAAGAAGAACAATGTGCAAATGACCCTATATCAGTTATAACAATCTATGATAATTATACAAAAAAATATAAAACATTTTTCTTAAAGGATTATGAATCTGAATGGAAAATGTTAGATGAATTTTGTAAAACAATTAAAAAATTACAACCAGACATTTTAACAGCATGGAATAGTTCATTTGACTATTATTATCTTTATTATCGTATTCAAGATTTTCCTAAAAAAATATCATCTATAGAACAATCTCATTGGCGACGAGGATTTGAAATGCCCGCAGGAATATCAATCGTGGATATTATGGGTTTGTATGCAAAGTACACATTACATAAAAAAGACTCATACGCTTTAATGAATGTTGCAAATGATGAATTAGATTATGAAATAGAAACAGATTTTGATTTTACAGATTTAGAAGAATCAAAGAGAAAAAATAAACTCGACGTAAAAAAGATGGTAGAGTTAAATGAAAAGTTGAATTTATTTGAATATTTTGATGAAATTCGTTTATTGACAAGAGCAGACTGGGAAGACCTTCCTAGTGAAATGAGAGCTTATCAATGGCAAAGTAATAATAGTAAAGTTATAGATATGTTAGCATTAGAAGAAGCTAAAAAATTAAACATTATATTGCCTAGTAAGAATCATGAAGGGGAAAAAGGAAATGTTGAAGGAGCTTATCGAGATACATTTGGAACAGGTTTGTATAAAGACTTGGCTAAAGTAGATTTAAGTGGAGCTTATCCACAGGCTATTATAGACTTTTGTTTATCTCCAGAGAATTATCTTACTAATACAGAATCAAATAGTATTAAAATAGATGTGCTTTATAGAGAATCCAAAGATTTTAAAGTCACATATCATCTTAGACAAGATTCAAATACAATTCTTCCAACACTTACATTGAGACTATTAAAGATGAAGAATGAATTAAAAGATACTTTAATGAACATGAATTCTGATGACTCAAAATACAAGCAAACTCAAATTGCCTATGATTCTCGCAAAGCTTTAGTAAATTCTGCCTTTGGTGTATTCGGTATGCCTTATTTTAGATTATACAATTCTAAAGTGGCCGATACTATTACATTTCTTGTTCGAGATTTATTATATTATGTAGAAGCAAAGTTGAATAAAAATAATTATAATATTAGATATATAGATACTGACTCTATTTTCTATCAAGGTAGACAAGACATTACAAATAAATTAAATCAATGGGCTATAGAATGGGGAATAGAGAATTATGGTAATGAAGATATAAATATTCAGTTTGATTATGAAGGTTATTTTTCCAGTATTTTTATTCAGGCTATGTGTTTAGAAGGGTCTAGTCGTGTCTTAACTAATAAAGGTTATATACCAATTAATAAAATTTATAAAAATCCCAATAATTATCAAATAGCATCAGTCGATGAGAATAACAAAGTTGTTTTTAGCTACGCTAAAAAAGTTTTTAAAGTTCCTCTTTTTAATAGAAAATTATATAAAATTCGTAACGTATCTGCTAATCAAAAACACAGTCAATGTATTTTGACACACGACCATCCAATATTAACTCAAGATGGTTGGAAACAAGTGCAAGATTTAAAAGATGATGATAGAGTTCAAATAGATTATTTTCTTCCACATCATGAAATTCGAGAAGTTATTATCGGAACAATGCTTGGCGACAGCACTATTTATCAAAATTCGCTAAAAGTTACTCATGGCTCAAAACAGAAAGAATACGCTTATTATAAAGCAAAATTAATTACTGAAAATAATTATAGCGATTTATCTAATGTTGGGAAGGACGGTTATAAACGAATTAAATTATCTACCTTCGCAAATCCTTATTATAAATTTTTAGATTGGCTATTTTATAAAGATAGAGATTTGCAAAATAAACATTACTATTTTAAAAGAAAAAAACGAATAACTTCAGAAATTTTAAATGATTTTTCGATAATTTCTTTAGCTTTCTTATTTATGGATGATGGATATATTAGAAAAACTCGTCAATATAATGGAAATATTGCAACCTGCTGTTTTACAAAAGAAGAAAATATTTTATTAAGCAATAAAATCAAAGAACTTGGAATAGATAATCAGGTTATCAAAACTGGAAAATATTATCGAATTAATTTTAATTCTAAGCAAATTAAAATATTGTCGGAAAAAATCGCTCCCTATATACCGAAATGCATGGAATATAAAATTTATCCAGAATATCGAGATATTCCAAAAAAAGAAATTTGTAAAATTAGAGAATCAAAGAAAATCATGTATGTGCCATTTACAAAAACACTTTATAATCCTACTTATAAAAATATTCAAGAAGTTTATGATATTGAAATTGAACCTTATCATAATTTTATAACTCAAACATGTATCGCACATAATTGTAGATATAGAGGAAGATTAGAGCGACCTGAAAAGGGGCAAAAGATTGAAACTAAAGGTATACAAATGAAGCGACGAGACTCTGGAAAATGGGTTAAATCTTGGCAAGAAAAGCTATATGATAAAATTTTAGATGGGCAATCTAAAGAAAACTTATTAAAGTTTATCAAAGAATCTATTGAAGATATGAAAAAAGCTGATATTAGAGAAATTGCATTACCTGTTAAGATTAATAAAAAATCAGAAGATTATAAAACAACTCCTAAATGGTTAAAGCCTTTAGAAGAAGCAAAGAAATTAGTACCAGAATTTGACAAATCAATAGGAGATAGATTTTATATAATCTATTGTAAAAGTGTAGAAAAAATAGCTTTAGGTAATAAATATTATGAACATATAAAGCAAGAAGATATTGATTGGAAAACTATGATAGAAAAGAATATTTTTAATCTTCTTGTTCCAATTTTTAAAGGGTTAAACTTAGAAAGAGATTTATTAGATTTAGCAGAAAGTTATGAAACAATTTTGGGAAGTCAACATAGAAATAAACTATTAGAAGAGTTAGATAATTTTGAAGAATTAAAGAAATATTATTCTGCTAGAGAAGTTAAGAAAAGAATAAAAGAGAAAAATAAAGAATTTTGGGTTAAAAATACGGAAACAAATGATGAATATTTAGTCACGAAAGATGCTTATGAAGCTAGTAAAGAAACTTTAGAAATTATCGAACCCAAGAAGAAAGTTCGCAAAAAGAAATCTTCTAAGTCATTGAAAACAAAGAAGATAATAAAAAATGAGAGTTCGCAAAATAAATTATCAAAAAAACTTGACAAAGTTAAGAACAATATGTTATACTTAGATAAAGAATCTGAGTCTATCAAAAAAAGAACTAATGATAAAACTATTGACTGGGACTGATGAAAAAAATAAAAACAAAAGATTTCTGTATTTCTCACTCCTTTAAAACCAAAAGTGAAATTACAGATAGAACTATACTCGTTTCTGAGGCTTTTGGCTTAGGAATTGATGATGAAAAAGAATTCTGTATTTATGATAATTTTAAATTTCAACTTCGGTCAAATGATATTGTTTATGTAACAGGAAGTTCTGGTAGTGGAAAATCCTGGATTCTGAGAAATACTTTTTCTAAATTTAAAAATAGTGTTTCGATAGACGAAATCAAAATTGATGACAATGAAATATTAATAGAGGGCGTTGGACAAGATTTGAATGATGCTTTAAAAAAGCTAAATTTAGCAGGTCTTGGAGACGCCTTTCTTTATTTAAGAAAATATTCACAGTTATCTGATGGGCAAAAATATCGTTATAAAATAGCAAAATTTATAGACCTAAATGCTGATATTTGGATTATTGATGAAGCATGTGCTAAATTAGATAGAACAACTGCAAAAATAGTTTCTTATAATTTACAGAAAATTGCCAGAAGATTAAATAAATGCGTTATTTGTGCTACAACTCATGAAGATTTACATAATGCTTTAAAGCCTTCTCTTATTATTAAAAAAGGATTTGAATCTGATGTTTCTGTAGAGCGAAAAGAATTATCAGATTATTCAAAAAAAATAGATGAAATCTACGATACTGTTAAAGTTGATATTGGTACAAAAACAGATTATGAAAAATTAAAACGATTTCATTATCGTCAAGCAAATCTTGGGGCGGTAAAAAATATTTATAAGATGACTTTAAATAATGAAATTATAGGAGTTATAGTTATTACTTATCCTCATTTAGCATTAAAGGGAAGAAATATTTATACAAAAAAGAAATATTCTAAAATGACAAAAGAAAATTGTAAAATGATTAATGAGAAATTCGAATGCATCGCTCGTATTATTTTACATCCTCAATATAGAGGGTTGGGATTGGCTTATCATTTTTTAAAAGAATATTTTAAATTAAGTGAATCTGATTATATAGAAACTGTTGCAGTTATGGCAAACTATACTCCATTTTTTGAGAAAGCTGGAATGAAAAAGATAAATACAAAACAAGATGAAAAGAGAACACAGATGATTGCAGAATTAGAAAATTATGGATTTAATATAGCGTTATTATCAAGTGTAAGATATAATACAGACATTTTTAATAAATTATCTGAAAAAGAACAAATTGAAGTTAAAGGTATTGTGAAAAAGATTTTAAATCGTTATAAGGGGCAAATAGTTAAATTATTTTCGAAAGATAAGTCATTAGATGAAATAATAGAAGAAGATTTATTTAAAGTTATGAAAGAAATTCAAAGAGCAAATACTGTTTATTTAATTTTAGATAGGACTTGACAAATAGCTATTTATATGTTATACTTAGAGCAAAGAGCTTGGGAAGTGAATATTCTACTATAAATTCAAAAAGGAGAAAGTAAAATGGAAGAGTATAAAAGAATCACTGATGAAGAAGTTTTTAAAGCAATTAAGGGCATTAAAAATGACGATGAACAAGCTATGAAAAATGCTATAGAAACTTTACTTTTAGTTAGTTTAGATATAAGACAGTTTTTGAGAAAGGTTTATAAGAATATGCCAAAGAAGGTTAAGACTTATAAAAGACCTACTGGAAGAAAAGAGGATGTTATTACAGGAGAGAAATAAATGAATCTTGAATTTAATGTAAATTATTTTGAAGTGAACGAAAATGATAGATGTCCCATGATAAATATAGACACTCCTAATGTTAAAAATAAAGATTCTTTCATATATTCGAATATTTTTGGGATGTATAAAACAGATTCTTCTCAGGGGCATGTACATCAAGTAAATGATAGAAAACTAGAAAAGCCACTTTTAAAAATGTGCGATAAGATTGCTCAGGCTGTTTACGACTTTCAAAAGGAGATTAAATGAAAAAATTTATACAATATTTTGTATTGATATGTACAATTCTTTGTACGTTGTCATACAATGCTTTTGCAGAATCAAGATTTAAAACATCGAAAGAATTACAGATTTATATGAGAAGAAACTTTTATTATACAGAAGATAAGATACCAAGAGACTATTTTGAATTTATTCAGTCTCCTGTTGCATTAGAATTGTCGAGAATGGGCGATTGTGATGACTTCGCAACTTATTCTTGGTATTATTTAAGACAAATGAATATAAAAGCACTTAGATATGCACTTTGGATGGAACAAGGAGGTCATGTTGTAACAGTTTTTTTAGATAATGATGGAACTTATTCTATTTTCAGTAATTATTTTCTAGCTAAAACTGACAAAACTACTGCAAAAGAAGCAATCAAAGATATATATCCTAAATGGCTTATTTTATGCGAATGGAATCCAACAAAATATGGACTTGTGACAAGAGAAGAATTTAGAGATACTTTATATAATCATGAATTCGTGAATTTAGTAGCTAAATTAGTCTTTTTAAAAGTTTTCTATTTGAATGGAGTAGAAAATGTCAATTATTAAAAAAATAATTAAAAAACAAAAATGTAGATGCAATGGTAAGAAAAAAAATTGTAAATCGTGTAATAATACTGGTACTTTCAAAGACCATATTTATTATCATATAGATAAAAAGAATAAAGTTTGTTTTTCAGGAGATACTATAAAATAATGTTTAGATTAATTTTAGCAATAATTACTGGTTATTTATTAGGCTACGAAAGAAAGAAGAAAGATAAAAGTGGCGGAAGTAGAACAATGTCTCTTATATGTACAAGTGCTTGTTTAGTTGCTATTGTGAGTTTGGATATATCTTCTCGCCATACATTAAATTTATTTCGTTTAATGCAGGGCTTTATTCAAGGTGTAGGCTTTATTGGAATGGGATTAATTTTTAAAAATAAAGGTCATGTAGAAGGTTTAACCACAGCTTCTTGTTTATTAATGAATGTTGTTATTGGATTTTTATATGGATTGGGGTATTTTCTGTATGCCATGACAAGTGCAGTATTCAGTCTAATAATCTTAGAATCGAAATACTGGAAATCAAGGAGAAGAAATAATGAGTAAATTTTGGACAGATGATAAAATAAGCATTTTGATTACATATTTAAGAAATAATGTAAATAGAAAATTAATTGCAAGAAAAATGAATACAACAATAGATGCAATAAATCAAGCAGTCAGAAGATATGATTTATCTGAGCATGTATTGTCAAGAAAAGTTACAGAATCTTTTGTTAAAAATATTAATTTTGATGATTTACAAGATAAAAATTTTGACAAATTAAAGAAAGATGCAAAATTAAATTGGAAAATTCCTAAATCAAAAAGAAAGAAAAAGAAGAACAAAGAATTCGAAATCGGTCTTCTTTTTCCCGACACTCATATCCCTCATCACAATGAGAAAGTTTGTAAAGCTATTCTAAAATTAATGAACAAAGTAACTTTTGATAAATTTATAATTGCTGGAGATTTTATGGATTTAGGATGTATTTCTCATTGGAATAAAAATAGACATAAAACATTAGAATTACAAAGATTAAAATCAGACTATATAATTGGTAATAGTCTATTAGATGAATTTGATAAAAGACTTCCTAAAGATTGCGATAAATATTATTTGGATGGAAATCATGAGAAATGGTCGTATGATTTAGTAGAAGAGATTCCTGCACTAGAAGGAATGGTTGAACCAACACCAATGCTCAAATTAGAAGAAAGAGGATATAAAGTTTTTGAATATAATCAATTGTTAAAATTAGGAAGATTATATATTACTCATGGAATGTATGCAGGGGTTAATCCTATTAGAAAACATATAGACGACTTAAAGGTAAATATTGCTTTTGGGCATACTCATACGTTAGGAATGAGACTTGCTCCTTCTATGGCAAGAGAAATAGCATTTGCTGGTTATAATATTGGTTGTGTTTGCGATTTAGCTCCCGAATATTTGCAGAAAAAGGCAAATTCTTGGACTCATGGTTTTGCAGTAGCTTACTTTTATCCGAATGGATTTTTTGATGTTGAACTAATTAGAATAGTGAATAATAAATTTGTTTTTAATGGAAAACTTTATGACGGAAATAAATAATGTATGAAAACATAATAACTTGCTATATTTGTCACAAAAAGATAAAAGAACATGAACCGTCTTATTGTATAGGAAAGAATGAAAAAGGGAAAAAGTTACATAGACATAGGAAATGTAAACCAAAGGGCAAAGTTAAAATTCGAAAATCTTGGAGAAAAAATCCAGGTACAATAATACATAAAGATAAAAGAAATAAATCAAGACAGAAAATAAAAATTGATTTAAAGAAAGAGATAGAATGAAAATTTACATAGATAATGAATTACTAAATAAGAGAAGAGTGACATATGTACAATCAAATTGTTGCACTGATATAAATTGTACTTTAGATACTGTAATAAATGCTTTAAGAGGTTTGGGGTATGAAGATTTTGAGATTCAAGAAGGTTTTTTAGAACAGTGTCATCAATGGGGATATATAGAACCGAAGGAAAATGTATGATAGAAGTAAAAATAAACGATAATTCCGATGAAGCATTTGAAAAGGGATTTAAAATTTTTAAAAAACTATGTAATAAAGACGGCTTTATGAAAGAAGTTCGAGACAGAAGATATTTTAAAAAGCCAAGTGAAAAAAGAAGAGAACATTTGAAAGAAGTTGAAAGACAAAGAGAAATTGATAAAAAGAAAGCTCAGAGAAGAAAAAAAAGATGAAAACTAAAGTTTGTACAAAATGTCATAAAGAAAAATCAATTAAGAAATTTCGTAAAGATAGAACAAAAAAAGATGGGCTATATTCTAGCTGTAAGTTGTGTTATAAAAGAGATAACCCATATAATAGCATAGTCAGTAAAATTAAAAATAAGAATTATTACAAACAAAATAGAAAAAAATTATTAGAATATAGAAAAAATAGACACAAATATTATCCCTGGATTATAACTTACTATAATATAAATACTCGATGTAATTGTAAAAAACATCCTAATTGGAAAGATTATGGAGGTAGAGATATAAAATGTTTGATAACTAAAGAAGAAATTAAGAAACTTTGGTTTAGAGATAAAGCATATCTGATGAAAAAACCTTCTATTGATAGGATTAATAATGATGGTCATTATACTTATAAGAATTGTAGATTTATTGAATTAAGCGAAAATATTGCAAGGAAGCAAAGGAAGCCTATTTTGCAATATACATTAAATAAGAATTTAATTAATATTTTTGAATCAATAGAAGATGCTTCTAAAATTTCAGGTATAAGTAGATGGCAAATTCAGAGAGATTGTGAAAATTTAAAAATTAACAAAAGAAAATTTATTTTTCGATATGCATAAATTATTAAAAATACACATAAAATGTTTTCAGAAACATAAAGATTTAACTCTAAATTTTTCTGAAAATATTAATGTTATCTCTGGACTTACAGATACAGGCAAAAGCTGTTGTTTTAGAGCAATTTCATGGCTTTATAATTGCTGTAATATGAGTGAATCTGATTACAGAACCGAAGGAACAAAAGAAACATCTGTGAAAGGATGGTTGAATAATGGCTTTCAAGTAGAAAGAATTCGCTCTAATTCAATAAATAGATATATTCTTTCAAAAGAAGGAACAGAAGATAAAGTATTTGATTCTTTTGGTAAAGTTGTTCCTGAAGAAATAGCTAAAGTATTTGAATTTTCTACTATTGATATAGATAATGAAAGCATTAATTTAAATTTCGCTAATCAAGACCAATTAAATTTTATTTTAGATGAAAAATATTCTGATGGATTTAAGGCTAAATTATTTAATAAGCTCACTGGAAATGAATTGCTTGATAAAATCTTTAAACAATTAAATAAAGAAAGTTTAAGATTTGTCAGAGAAATTAGAGATACTGAAGAAAATGTAAAAAAACAAGAAGAGCAACTAGCTGAATATTCTCAAAAGTACAAAGCATTAAAAAAGAAACTTAATTTAGTTAAAACTAAATACGAAGACATATTAGCTCAAAGAGAAATTTATGAACATTTAAAAGAGCTAAGTGATAAAATTACGAGTAATAAAGAAAATAAAAAAGCCCTTGATTCTAAAATAGCAAAAATCAAGATTGTTAGTGAAGAGAAAATAGAAGAGCTATCAGAAAAAGCCAAAGAACTAAAACAGATTCAAAATCTTGCTCATGATTTAGAGTCAACGAATAATGCTTTAGAATCAATTGAGAAACAAAAAAACAATATAAAAATTGTAGAATTTAATGAAAAACAGCTTATAAGTTATAATGAAACGCTTCAAAAACTGAATCAATTAAATGAACAATTAGATTTAAATACAGAAAAAGACCAAACAATCGCAATAGATAAAAAAATGATTAAAGATAAATTAAAAGATTTAGAACAGGAATTAAAGAAAATTTGGGATGAACAGAGAGTTTGTCCGTTATGTGGTAAGGAGAAATAAATGAAAATAATTTTTTCTAAAGAACATGAAGATTTAATGAATAAATTAGATGATATATCTTTAATGTATTATAATTTATTTCAAAACGATAAAATATCGCAATTAGAATATATGCATACAAAAGATAGCATTACAAATTTAAAAGTTCGATTAGCAGAAATAGCAATTCCCGAAAGACTTATTTTAAATAATAATTCTACAATAGAAGGAAAAAATGAAATATAAAATAACAATTGATAGATGGTCAGGAACAGAAGAGACTTCTAAAGAAAATTGGAAAGATTTAATCTCTGCTTTAGTTCTCTGTGGTTTTGAAGTGTATGGCGATGAAGGAAAAATTGTATTTGAAACTGGAGATGGAGAAATAGTGGAGAAAATAAAAGATAATGATGGGAGTTTAGACTAATGCGTTTTATCTATTTTCAGGATTTTCACATTCAAGGAAAAAATAGTTGCAATCGCTTAGGCAATTATTTCGAAGATTGTTTAGCTAAATTTGATGAGATAATCTCTATTGCTCAAGAAAATGATTGTGATTTTATTATAGATGGCGGAGATTTATTTGAATCGAATAAACCCTCTTATAGTGTATTAGATGCAATCGCAGATAGAATTGAAAAAGTTAAAATCGACCTTTATTCTTTATTTGGTAATCATGCTCTTTCTTATGGTCATATAGAAAATAAAGAAGGAACTGGATTAGCTCATTTACAAAAACGTAGTAATTATTTTAAATATTTAGATAGAAAAAAGTATTTAGGTAATCAGTTTAAAAAATATGATGTAAGAACAATAGAATATAGTTTTCAAATTGAAGAAGAATTAAAACAAAAAGAAATTATTTTCGAAGACAAAGATGCTTGGAATATCTTGATAATTCATGCTCTTGTTACTCCAGATAAATTTTTTGATAACGCTTCTTATATTGAAGTTAAAGACTTAAAGACAAATGCTAATCTTGTACTTTTGGCTCACTATCATCATCCATTTAAAAAAGAAATAAATGATACTACATTGTTAAATATTGGTTGTGTTGGTAGAGCAAATATTAATGAAGCAAAAATAGAACCTTCAGTTTTAATTTTAGATACAGAGAAAAGAAGTTATGAAATCATTAAATTAAAGTCATCGAAAAGAGCGAATGAAATTTTTGACTTAACAAAATACGAAGAATTGAAGGCAAATAAGAAAGATATAAAAGAATTTTTAAATAGTTTAAGAGATATAAATTTTCAATCTATGGACTTGAGTCAACAAATTGTTAAAATAGGGAAAGAACAAAAAGTAGATGAAAAGATTACGAATTATATTTTAGAAATAGTGGAGAAAATAAAAGATGACAAATAATGTTAGAAAATGTCCTCACTGCAATAAATGTTTCATAGATAATGATAATATAACGTGTCCTTTTTGTGAAAGAAGTTTAAATGAATTACCAGATATATTTAATCAAATATTTGGAGAAAATATTAAAACGTTTAATCCAATGGATAACAATAATGAAAGATTATAAAGATTATGATAAATATTTTATCTGTGAATGTGATTATGAATTTTTAAGAGTTGAAAAATTTAAAGATGAACCTCAAATTTATTTCTCTAAATATAGAACAGATATATCAGAATTAAGTTTATGGGAAAGAATAAAATTAAGTATTAGTTTTATTTTCAAACCAGAAAAATATGATATTCATGGTGGTATTATTCTTTCAATAGAAAATGCTATACGTTTAGCAAATTCTCTAAAAATTATGACTAAGGAGAAAACTAATGAATTACGTTCAAAAAATACAAAGTCTAAAAGAAAAAATACAAGAAAATAAAGAAGAGTTAATAAGACTAAATGAAAAAGCAAAAAATCTAAAAGAAGATAAAGAAAAAATTGTTGTAGAATTAAAAGAATTAAATGTTGCTGAAGAAGACTTAGAAGATAAGATTGAAGAAATGAATAAAGAATTAATAAATAAAATAGCAGAAATAGAGAAGGATTTGGAATGAAAAGCAATGATAGAAAAATACATAAATTTATAGAAGTTGGTTATGGCTGGACTGCCGAAATTTATGCATCTGTAAATGATTTTACTGGTGAAGTGAATTTTGAAGATGTAATTTTATCAAATCCAAAATTTCATAACAAAGAAAATGAATCTAACTAATTTAGAAAACTCAATTAAATCTTTAGAAGAAAAAGTAAATTCATTAAAGGGGAAAGTGTCTCTTTTAGAGGAACAATATCAACAATCAACAGAAAAGCTTTCTTCTTTAAAAGAGAATCAAATTATTAATACTAAAGCAATAGAATTGCTTAAATGTGTTCAAAAAGCAACAAAAGAATTGATTCAAGAAACATTTGAAGGGATAGCAAGCAAAGCATTGGAATATATTCATCAAAATAGCGATTATAAATTTGCTTTAGAATTTGATGAGCGAGGAAATAAACCCACTTTAAAATTTTTGATTAAGACTCCTGATATGCAAGAATCTCACGAAATTATCAATACAAGAGCAGGAGGGTCAAAGGATATTGTAGCATTGGCTTTAAGATTAATTCTATTAGAGGCGTCATATAATAAAGGATTTCTCTTTTTAGATGAACCATACAAGAGACTTGACAATGAAGAAACAATTACAAAAGCAATAGAATTTATTAAAGAAACACAAAAAGATACAGGTCGTCAAATATTTATTATAACTCATAAAGATGAAGTAGTAAATAGTGTAGAGCAACCTATAATTTTATCTAATAAAATGTCCTATCAAAATAAATGTACACAAAAAAAGGGACATTTAAAAACAGAGAACATTAAACCAAAAAAGAAAAGAGGAAGACCTAAAAAGGAGAAAAGAACAAATGTTTAAAAAATTGAAAGCTAAAATTGCACAAAGAAATCAACTTAAAAAAATGCAGAAGTATTATAAGATTTTACAATCTGGAGCATTGTTTATTGATTTTATTCGTAAAGACCTGAAAGAAAAGAAAAATGCTATGAATCGCCATCAAAGACGAAGATTCGAAAAGACTCTTATGAAAGGCGATTTAACTCCAGAAATTATAAATCATTATTCTCATCGAGTTGATGCAATTTTAAAATCAATAAATGCTCAATTGAATCCTCCTAAAAAGAAAAAAGAAATAGATGGGAAAAAATTCTATGATACATTAAAGAAACAAGAAAAAAAGGAGAAAAAGTAATGAATATAGATTTGAAATATAAAATTGGAGATGTTCTTTATCATGTTAGAGATGTGAATGTAGGTAAAATTGTAGTAGATTCTATTGTTATTAAAGATACAGGAAAAAAGAAAGAAGTAACATATAATGTATATGGTTACAGACATAAGAATGATGAAAGAAAAAAAATAGTTCCTGTAAATGTTTCTTGTTTAGTTAAAGATTTAACAACTGCTAAACAAAGTGCCTTATTGAATCTTGAAAATTTGGTAACTGAAGCAAGAAGAAATATTAAAAATATAACAGAAGAAACTTTTGAACCACCTAAAAATGATACCTAAGCGAATTATAATTGTAGCCAGTGGTTATTCTATTAGAGAAAATTTATGGAATGTTTCTATAGATAAATTGCCTATTTGGAATGCTATCAAAGATGAATTTAAATTGGCATGTAATTGGTCTTACAAATGGGCTGATGCTGATATAATGACATATTCAGATTATCAGATGTATGAAACTAAAAGAGAGAATCTGAAGAACTTGCCAATTATTGTTGGAGCAACAGATGGTCATTATTTTCGTAAAGAAACAAAACCGATAGAAAATAATACATATTTATTTCCTGCTTGTAAAGGAATTAAACATTCTAAATATGGAACTGTTGGAGGATATTGGGATAAAGAAGGATGGTCAAAGGGATTATATACGAGACAATTAGTAGGTATTCAGGCAATCAGTCTTGCTATTCTTTTAGGATGTACTGAATTATTTCTGTTGGGCTATGACGCTTGCTGTGACGAACAAGGAAGAACTCATTTTTATCAAGATGATAAACAAACTGGAATTTATAAATGGAATAATCACGAACACAATGGTATGGGGAAAGATGAAAGAGGGAATTATCGTTCTGGTAATTATAACAAAATCGAAGAATTAAATAATTTTTGGTTTAAACCATTTGAAAAAGAATTACAAAACGGAATACAAATTTATAACGTATCTCTTGATAGCAAAATAGATACATTTCCAAAAATAAGTTATAAAGAATTTTATAAGAGATTAAAGGATAATCTTATAGGAGTCAATCATGAAGAATTGCAAAAAGAAATCAAAAAAACCTTTCGTATGCAAAAATTGTTTACGAGAAGTACCAAAAAAGAAAATGTTAATTAAAAATAAATGTGTTTGGTGTTCGGAAGAATATTATAGAAAATGATTTTATTTTGTCAAATAGTTATTTTTAGTAGTATAGGTATGATACTTGGAGTATTATATAGTATTCATTTAATTTTTAAAAAGGTAAAAAGAAATGATAAAGAGTAAAAAAGTTTGGGGAATATTAGACAATATCTTTTTTAATAGTAAATGCAAGGTTGATGTTCTTTATCTGGATAAAAATACAGGATGCAGTATTCATTTTCATGATAAAAAGGTCAATCGTTTTTATTTAATTAAAGGATTGGTTAAATTAAAGACTGATTTAGGAGAAAGAATATTAAAACCTTACGAAACCTTTGATATATATCCACCAATAACACATCAATTTATTGCCTTAGAGGATTCTATACTAATAGAAATTGCCTTTGTTGATAAGGGGAAGCTCAAAGAAGAAGATATTACTCGCAAGATTCAAGGTGGGAAATTTATAAAGGGAAAATTTTATACTTTAAACGAATTAAAAAACAATAATTGGAAATAAAATCATGAATAATACTATTTCTTTTATCAGTCCAGACGTTGAACATAGATATATTAGAAAATTAGGTGAAGAATTTTTAGATATAGAATTTACTAAAAATTACGAAACAATAAGAAATTCCTCTAAGCCCATGATTATTTGGAATCCTTATGGCTATCTTGCTCATAAAAAAGAAACATATCGAAAAAAATATGAACTATATAAAGAAATGCTTGAAAAAAAGAAAGATGTATATATTGTCGAAAGAGGAGCTTTACCAAATACAATCTTTATTGAAAAAAATTATTTTAATGTTGAAAGTAATTCTTACAATGAAGAAAGATGGAATCACGAATTAACAGTAGAGCAAAATAATAAAGTAGAAAACTATATCAATTGGTTACGATATGAAGAGCATACATTAGAACCTCAACAGTCCTCAAGAGTAAATAATTCTGAGGATTTTTTTAATGAATTAAATGTTGATAAAGAAAAATATGAACAAGTTGTTTTTGTTCCGCTTCAAATGCATAATGATACAGTTACTCTTTTATGGTGCGATTGGGTAGGTGACACTTCTCAATTTCAAAGATATATAGATTATCTTGCTAAATTAACTCCCAAAGTATTATTTCTTATTAAAAATCATCCATGTGAAGAAGATAATTTTAAAACTATTAAAGAAACAACCAATTTAAAAATAGTAGATAGCTTTCATTATAAGGATTGTATTGAGTTTTGCGATAAAGTTATAACAATTAATTCTGGAATAGGACTTCAGGCAATGTGTTGGAATAAACCTGTTGCAGTATGTGGAAAAGCTTTCTATCGATTCGAAGATATTAACTTAAAAATTGACAATTTCGCTGAGTTAGTGAAATTTGTTGAATTCAAATGGTCAATAAATTGCGAAAAAATTAAACGATTTATTTATTATTTAATTAATGAATTTTATACTGAGTGTACAATGCAGAAAATTTCAAGAAATGCATCAGTTCCAACTTTAATTAAAACAGTTCGATTACCAAAAGAATGTTATATTGAACAAGAAAGAAAAAAAGAAAAAGTTAAGATTCTTTATTTATTTAACGAATATGGATGGGCATTTGAATTTGAAGCTAGAAATTATCAAAAACATAGTAAACACGAAATAGTTTCTTTTCACTACAATCCTCTCAACTTTGATTTACATAAAAATGATTTAAAAAGAATTTTAAGAGAAAAACCAGATATTGTAGTTATACCTTCTGCTTGGCATTATTACAAAATTGCCAGAAATTATATTGAAAATTTAGTTAATGAAGGAATTAAAATTGTTGTGCAAATAAATTCTCATTACGAGATAAAATATTTCTGCAAATATGCTAATTTAATAATGTGTAGTAGTCAAAAATTATATAATATATTAAAAGAAAAATATAATTATGACAATATAATAAAGCAACATCATTTTGTAGATACTGAAAGATTTGTTAATTTAGGGATAAATAAAAATTATTTATTGGGTTGGGCTGGTCGATTTGATAATCCAGTTAAAAGAACAAATATTTTATTAAAATTAGGTTATCCTATTCTGATAAAAGGAAATTATCATTCTTTTTTAAATGCGAGTCGCTCTCATGACGAAATGTTAGATTTTTATAATAAAATTGATATTCTTTTAATAACTAGCGAACATGAAGGAAGTCCTTATCCATTATTAGAAGCCATGAGTTGTGGTAAAATTGTTTTAAGTACAGATGTTGGAATTGCTTCTGAAGTATTAGAAAAAGAATGCATCATCAAGACTACTAAAGAAGAAGACATTATAAAAGAATTTCAGAAGAAAATTGAATGGCTGTATAGTAATTCTAATCTTATACAAGAAATGGGACAAAGAAATTGGCAATACATTCAAAAGAATTTGGCTTGGAATAATCAATGCGAAAGATTGGATAAAATTTACAATGACTTATACTCGATAAAGAACAAACCAACGAACAAAATGATTTATGGAGATGCTACTTTTAGAGATTTATTAATTTATTTATTAGACCAAAATATTGATTTTTGGTTGATTAATGATAGTTGTTTAGATGCTATCAGATTTTGCAATTTAAAATTGCAACCAAATACATTACAATTAGCATCTACAAAAGATAAATTATTGATTATTAAACAATTATTACTTTCAAAAAACTGGAAAGAAGAAGGAAAAAATGTTTTATATAAATATAATCAAAGAATAAAGCTTTATGAAGAAGAAAAAAGAAAAACTAAAATAATGACTCTCTTTGGATTAGACGTACAAGTTCCTTATCCAGTAATGGGATATTTAAGAGATATTTTTGGACAAGATTGGAGGAATTATGGAAACAGTAAATAAGATGTGGGGTAAAGAAGAAATCATAGAGAATAACAAAAAATATTGTTTAAAATTTCTTCTTTTTACTTGCAGATGGATGAATTCTTGGCATTTTCATTACGAAAAAGATGAAACATTCTACGTGCAAGAAGGAATATTTTATGTAAGAACATTGAATAACGAAACATTAGAAGCAAAAGAAGGTTTGTTATATCCTGGAGATAGTATTCGAATCAAACCAAAAACATTTCATAGACTCTGTGGATTAAATTATTATAATAAAATAATCGAAGTGTCTACTTCTTTTAAAAAAAATGATGTTAAAAGATTTGAAATGGGAAGAGAAGTGTATGGAGTTGAAGAATGTGAATTAAGAAAAAAGGAGAGATATTTAAAATGAAAACAGCACTCGTTTGTGGAGCTACAGGCTTCATCGGAAATAATTTAGTTACTCGTTTAAAAAAAGAAGGATATTATATAATTGGTGCTGATATTCAACCAGAAAGATATAAAAAATTTGATGGAGATAGATTTATTCAATTAGATTTAAGAAAACAGTCTTCATGGGCTTTTTTGTTTGAGAGTTACAAATTTGACGAAATCTATCAACTTGCGGCAGATATGGGTGGGGCGGGATTTGTATTTACTGGTAATAATGATGCAGAGATTATGCACAATTCTGCCTTAATTAATTTAAATCTTTTAAGCTTTGTTGATTATTTAAAAGAAAATAAAACTAAAATATTTTATTCAAGTTCTGCATGTATGTATCCAGAATTTAATCAAACTGATTCAAATAATCCTAACTGTAAAGAAGATTCTGCTTATCCAGCACAACCTGATTCTGAATATGGATGGGAAAAGTTATTTAGTGAAAGACTATATTTAGCATTTAAGAGAAATTATAAGTTAGATATTAGAATTGCTCGTTTTCATAATATTTTTGGGATGTTTGGTTCGTGGAAAGATGGTAGAGAAAAAGCTCCTGCGGCATTTTGTAGAAAAATAGCAGAAGCTAAAATGAAAAATTCTCAAGAAATAGAATGTTGGGGAGACGGGAATCAAACTCGTTCATTTCTCTATATAGATGAATGTTTAGAAGGAATTAGAAGATTAATGAACTCTGATTTTTCAGAGCCAGTTAATATTGGTTCTGAAGAAATGGTAACAATTAATGAAATGATTGAAATGATACAAATGATTGCAGATTATAAAATTAAAGTAAAACATATTTCTGGGCCTTTAGGTGTTAGAGGAAGAAATTCAGATAATACATTAATTCAAGAAGAATTAAATTGGCAACCAAATTATTCATTATATAAAGGATTATCAAAAACATATAATTGGATAGAACAACAGATTAAAAAGGATTTAAATAAATGAGAAGTCTATTAAAATATGCCATCAATTATTATTCTCAAGCAGGAGAGGATGGGATTCTTGAAGAGATTTTTAAAAGATTAAAAATTGATAAGAATTTCTATGTTGATGTTGGTTCTCATAACGGAACTTTTATGAGCAATACTCAATATCTAAGAGAGAAAAATTGGGATGGTCTATGTCTTGAATATTCTATGAATCATTTTTCTGAATTACAGAAAGTATGTAAAAAATACAATACAAATGAACAAAAAACTTATTGTGAGCGAATAAAAATAACAGAAACTAATCTTGAAGAAATTTTAGATAGATACGAAGTATCAAAAGAGTTTTGTTATTTAGATATAGATATAGATAGCTATAATTATTATGTATGGAAAAATTTAAAGAAATATAGACCTAAAGTAGTTCAAATGGAGATAAGAGAATCTATTCCGTTAGGAGTAGAACAAATCAATGATAAAGACCATTGGCTTACAAGTTTTACGAGCATGTTGAAAATGGGAATAGAAAAAAACTATACTCTTGTTGCGTACACTGGTTTAAATATGATTTTTGTCAGAAACGATTTAAATTACATTGTTCCAAAAGAAGAAAGAGAAAATCCTAATGTCGAACTCTACTTTCATAATAAAAAATTAAGAGAATACAGACAACTGGTAAATGAAAAATCAGAAATTCAAAAACAACTAGAAAGAACTCTTTATGCTTAAAATTAAATTTATATCAGATACTCCCAAAAACGAAAAAAGACCTGGTGGCTGGACTTGGTATAAACTCTGGAGAAGAATGGCACAAGATTATGAGAAATATACTTGGAATGATATTCAAGTTGTCACACCAGAAGAGAAAGCTGACATAAACATAATAATCAATCATCCGAAATTTCATGTCGGAGAAGATTTTGATAGAAAAAATACTATCACTTATCAGTTAGAACCAAAAGTTGTAAGACAGAAACATTGGTGGGAATATAATAATCCTTCTACAGAAAGTGGTTTTTTGTATTGTCATAATATAGACTCTAATCATATGGCAATTGATTGGAATGTTGAATATACTTACGAACAATTACAGACGATGAAGATTGAGAAAACTAAAATCTTATCGACAGTTCAAACATGGAAAGATTACTATCCTGGTCACAAATTAAGAAAATTCTTCTTACAAAATTATCTTGATAATTTAGATTACATAGATATTTATGGTCATTTAAAACAAGGAGAAGACTGGACTTATAAGCAATTTAAGGGAGAACTTCCTGTACGAAAAAAAGAATCAGCTTTAGCTCCTTATAAATACACATTTTGCTGTGAGAATAGTATTGAAGAGAATTATTGGACTGAAAAAATAATAGATGCTATTATTTGCGAATGCCTGCCTTTTTATTGGGGCTGTAAAAATTTAAAAGATTTTTTACCTGAAGGTTGTTTTATTTGGCTTCCTTTAGATGACCCCGAATTAAGTTTAGAAATAATAGAAAAGTCTATCAGAGACAATGAATGGGAAAAAAGGATAAATACTATAAAAATTGCTAAAAAACTTATTATGGAAAAATGGCAATTTTTTCCAGACTTGAAATATCATTTAAAACGATTAGGAGTTCTATAATGAAACTTCAACAAAAATTACTAGAGAAATTTACAAAAGAAGAACTTTGGTTAGAGTTAAGTGCTATAGCAGAAAATGAAGAAAATAAAATGAGAAAAGCTATTGAAAGATGTTTAGAATTATATCCAATTAAAGGTAAAAAGATAGCAATTGAAAGTGGAACATTTCATGGTGTAAGTGCCGCTTTACTGACAGACTATTTTGATGAAGTGCATACTTTTGAAATTGAAAAAGGTTATGTAAAAGATAAAACTTTACATAACAAAGTGTGGGAGCATTTAGGTGTTTCTGATAGAATTTATTTTCATCTAATCAAAAATGATAAAGAAAAAGAAGAAATATTAAAAACTTTAAATTGGGATTTTGGATTCGTAGACGGGAATCATACTGTTGGCACTAAGATAGATTTTAATTTGTTGAATAAATGTGGTCGAATTTTATTTCATGATTATAATACAAAAAAAGCAGAAAAAAAAGGATTATGGAAAGCTGTTTATGATTTCATCAATACATTAAAGAATAATATTGTCTATATAGATGAACCTTTTGTTGTTTGGATTAATAAATAATGCCATATTCAATTAAGAAAAAATTTATTTTCTTTCATGTACCTAAAAATGCAGGATGTACTATAAATCGTGTTTTGGATCATGCGTGTAAACAGCATATAATATTTCCTAAACTTGTTTATGATATGCAAAATAATTATATTTTAGATGGATGTGCAGAAAGATTTATAAAACAAGTGAAAATAAAAAACCCTTCTGATTTTTTTAAATTTGCATTTGTAAGAAACCCGTATGACAAACTTGTTTCAGGATGGCAATATGCGATGAAGATTACTAAAATTGATATATCTTTTGAATCTTTTGTAAAAAATTTGGATAAATATAGAAGATATGACACTATTTTATGGCACAGTATTATAAGTCAAACTACTCATTTATCAGATAAAAATAATAATTTATTAATTGATTGGTATGGCAAAGTCGAGAATATTCAAAAAGATATAAAGATAGTATTAGATAAATTAAATTTGTCAATGCAAAAAATTGACAGATTAAATGCTATCAAGCACAAACACTGGACAAAATATTATACACCAAAATTAAAAGATTTAGTTTATAAACGATTTCAAAAAGATTTTGAGAATTTCAATTATGATTATAACTGATAAAACATATTTTAAAAATAATGTTAAATTAGTAGAGATAGAAACATTCTCTTATTGTAACAGACAATGCTGGCATTGCCCGAATTCTATTATAGATAGACATTCTGGTAATACATATATGTCAGATTTCGTTTATAATAAGATTTTGAAAAATTTAAAACAAATTAAATACGATAAAATAGTATCCTTCGGAAGATATAATGAGCCTTTAGCTGACAGCATTATTTATAAAAGAATACAAGAAGCGAAAAAAGCCTTGCCAAACGCTATTCTTCATTTCAATACAAATGGAGATTTTTTAAATACAGAATCTTTAGAAAAGATTTACAATGCTGGATTGAAAAGTTTAGCCATTCAGGTTTATTTACAAGATAACAAAAATATAAAACAGAAGATAGAAAAAAAGATGACAAGTTTAAATTTAATGACATATACAGAATTAAGAGAAACAGAAACAAAAATAGAATACATTACTACTTATAAAGACATGAATGTTTCAATTTATTGGAGAGATTTTAAAAAAACTGGAATTAATCGTGGTGGTATTATCGAAAAACTAAATCGGAAACCAGAAAGAATTGTCCCATGTCTTATGCCTAGTTCTTGGGTCTGCATTGATTATAATGGCTCTGTTATGCCCTGTTGTAATTTAAGAAGTGATTGGGAAGACCATAAAAAATTTATTTTGGGAAATCTAAACGATAAAAATAGAAATTTATTTAATATATTTAATTCAAAAGAAGCTGTCAAATTTCGACAGTTACTTGCAAGCAATGAACTAAAGCCTTATCCATGTAACACTTGTCACTTTTCGGAGAGAAGAATATGAATAAAATAGCGATTATTATTACTGCATTTTGTAGAGATGAATTATTGTATAAGTCCGTACAATCTACTGTAGATAATTGTACAAACAATTGTATAAATAATTTTGAAATTATTGTTATTGACCAGGGTTATACTTCTATTCACAAAAGAGATTGGCTTCAAGAAAGAAATGTTCATTATTGTCCTGTTTCTTTTGATAGTGGATTAAGTTTTTGTAGAAATTTTGGAGTTAAAAAAGCTAAAGAGTTAGAATGTAATTATGTCGTAATAGGAAGTGATAGTTTTCTATTTAATGAATCTTTGAAAAAATTAAATAAAATGATAGATATTATACAAAATACTAAATATAGCTTAATAGGCTTCGAGTTAAAGAATTGTACTTGTGGATGGGAAGCTTCATTGAATTTGATAGAAAGAAAATGTTTTGAATTAGATTTTATTGACAAAGATGGAAAACCTGCATTAGTAAGAGATGTAACTCCTTTTTGGAAAGTAGATATATGTCGTAATTTTTTCTTGGCAACTGTAGGGTCGCTTCTCTTAACAGAATGGGATGAAAAATTAAAGCTTGCAGAACATGAAGACTTCTTTTGGAGATTTAAGCAAAATGGCTTTAAATGTTTATGGACTAATGCAATTGATGGAGAAAAAATAAACGATAGACCTGCGAAATATGCTAATTATAGAAGAATTAATTTTAATGAAGGTCTTGCTTATTTAAGAACAAAGTGGGGATTATCAGGTTGGGTTGAATACAAAAATCTGGAAAGGGCTAAACATCAATGAAAAATTATGACAGAGAAGAAATTATCAATCGCTTAATAAAAAGTGGTCTTAAACCAGTACACAGTAAAAAGACTAGAAAATTAATGTATTTCAAAAAACCTAAAAGAGTGACTCTCGGAATAAAACTTCGGGGATATATAGATTTTCTAAAAGTCAATGTAGTAGAAGGAAAAAAGTGAAAAATCTTTTATTAAGACAACGTATAGTGCGATTAATTTCAATGAGCTATGCTTTAAGCGAAGATTATCTGTGGAAATGTTACGAAAAGATAGAAAATATCGAAAAATTACTTAACTTACTGGAAGATAATAGGTTACAAGAAATTAACGACATATTGAGTAAAGATAGTCATAGCTGACCATTAAAAAATTACAATCGTTTAAAAGAAAACGATTTCTGCTCTATAAAGTAGTGCTTTAAAAGAGTATTTCTAATAAATGTTCAAGGGAAATTAAAATGATAGAACAAATACTGGGTTGGATTGGTACAATATTATTTTTTTATGGTGTCTATGCATTATCATTGAAAAGTATCAAAGGTTTCTACGCTAATGCTATTGCGAACATTCTTTATATTATTCAATCTATTTTAATGTCAAATTGGCCTCTTTTAGCATGTTCTGTTGGATTATTTGTAATTAATATTTACGGGATAAAGAAATGGTCAAAATAATATTTTTAATTTTAGTCTTGATAATTGTAGGGTTTATAATTGAAATGTGGCGAAGAATTAATATTTGGATTTTGATTACATTATTAACAATTTTTAGTTTAATTATATGGGGAACACTTTAAAATGTGGATACTACAATTAACAAATAAAAAATATTTTGATTCACAAAGAATACAATGGATAAATTTACCTATTTTTCCTATTTCACATATTATAATTCCTGTCAAAAATAAGCATGTATTCTTACAGGGATTTGATTCTTATCTTTATTTAGAAGAATATTATCAATTTGTGAATAGAAAAGGTAAAGTTCTTGATACTATTAATGTTTTAGCTAAATATAAACAAGAAGTTCTTCAGATAAGTTATAATGTTCGAAAAGGTCACTTATTTCAAACAAAAAATAAATGGGGAAATGAATTTACACCTTTGATTTGGAATGAAAAGACGCAGAAGTGGGATAAAGGAAAAGCTAGACCTACCAACAAGAATCTATGGCATCTTGGTGTTATAGATTCTCCTATCGCAAAAATTATTTAAATAAAATCATAGGGATTGTTAATTTGAATAAGAAGTTTTGCATCTAAGGGCGGATTAACATAATCAAGCGTTCTGGTTTCATCAAAATGTAATCCTGCATGAAGAGTAACTTTCTTTTTATTAGAATTTTTAATGTCTTCAATTTCGTAAAATACGCTTTTATTTGGAGAAGAGAAAATTATTTCATCTTCTAAAACTGCATTTCGATATAATGGTTCTACATCAAACGGAATCCATTTTTCTGCAATACCTTCAAATTCAATATCCCAGGTTTTAAAATAATTAGGATTTGTTCTTAAATCAGAAACGTGATTAGAGGGAACTTCCATTTCTTCCCAATCTATACTAAAGTCTCGACCTTTTTTGAAAAGCTGTAAAGAAGATTGAGTTTTATCAAATTCACTTTCATTTGAATTATGAATAGTTTCTTGAACATCTACATCATAATCTAATTTATTAGAATTCTGTTTTATGTGATTAAGTTTTTTTCTTTGACTGTTAAACATCTTCTTTTTCTACCTTATACCTAGTTAAATTGTCTGTTGGTAATTTTAAAGTAACAAGTAATTTCATTTCTATACTATAATATTCTGGAATCCAAACTGATTTAGTTTGTCCTGGTCTATTTTCTGCAACTCTAGCATAAGTGCTTCCAGATTGAGTATAATCTTCATCAATATATTCTACATCCTGTTCATCTTCTTGAATTGCAGGAGCAACATAAACAAGATTACCCGTAACGAATAATCTATATGTATCTATTTTTGTTCCTTCATAGATTCTTGCAAATGTATTTTGTATAGCTCCCGATTCTTCAAAAACTGTAGTCTCGTCAACTGGATATTCATCTAAAGGATTAATTATCGTTGTTATAGTAGTATATGGCAATGTTCCTGTTGGTAAATTAATAGGTTGTATTGTACTAACATTAAAATCAAACCTAGTTGCTCTTGTACTACTATAAAATAATTTATATCTATCTATATCGTCATAATCTATGGAAGAAATTTGTTTTCCAAAGTCTGTGTCTATAACATCTCCATCATTATAAATATCATAAGATGCTTTAACTTGTTGAAATACTCCATTTTTCCATAATTGACCAAACAAAACTGTAAACTTCATATAATCTGCAAACAAGGTAGCAGTTGTTGTAACATTTTTTGTGGTAACTGTAGTTGTTTGTGGATTCCCTTCACCATCTTCATATGCAGTAACTTGAACTAAAGTACCCGTACCTGTAACAGTAGAAGAAGTAATTGAATCTATTGCAGATGTTGTAAATTGTTTATAAGTGTAATATCCTGGATGACCAGCCAGGGGAGTAACATCATAAATAGTAACTATGGTATTAATATATCCATTTCTTAATTCGTAAGTATCGGGTGTACAAGTAAAATTTATATCTCCATATAGCCATTTACTTGTATTCGCTTCTAAGATATTACCATTAGTAATATCAGTTTCGAGAAACATTTTTGTAGTAGGATAATAACCTTGATAAATTACAGAACCATCCCCAGTTATACGATAATAATTTGAAGTGTCCCACACATAACCATCTGTCATAGCTAAAGCTTTAAACGAGAGATTAGGATGATGTTTAACAAGAATATTAACATCTACATAAGGAAGGAATTCTTCTGGAATTTCTAAAGTTTGACGAAAGCCAAAATTAATAGGGATAGGATAATCAACAGTTTTTCTTGAACTTCTGCTAGAAACGGTAGGAGCGTTAGAGTTTACATAAGCATATTGGTCTAAATCTATAAAATCTTCTACTAAATTACCAGAAATAGGATTTGAAATTACACTTGAAAACCAATCGCTATCATACAACACTAAAGGAGCTTTCCATAATTGACTAGCTTTTTGTAAAGCCTTTTCAGTGGTCTTTTTTATATTTAAATTATTAATATTTTTTTGAAATTCATCAAAAAGAACATTAATTTTATGTCTTGTTGTTTGATATTTCATGCCAAACTCTGGGATTAATTATTTTTAAAGATAAGTTTAAATAAGATTGAGCGAAGCTCGGAGTAAAAATAATTCCGTTGAAACGAAATTTAAATATGTAATTTTCTCCACTTTTTTTCCACAAATATGTATACGACGGAAAATATAAAAAATCTTCATCTTCAAAATTTGTTCCATCGGTACTATTAACAAAAAAAACTGGTCTAATAAAAGACAAGTGTTTTGAAGTTACATTTTCTATTGTTTGTTCTAATATATATATACCGCCAGTCCAATCAAAAACATCAAAATATTCGTTATTCAATAATATAATAGCATTCTTCTTCTTGGCATAAATAACATCGCTATTTAGATAATGAACTTTTGGCAACTTAGAAATATTAATTTTATTTGAAGATACATTGTCATTTAATTTATTTAATTTTTTTCTTTGAATATCTCTAAGCATTAGGCTGGATAACTCCACGTATTAGGGTCAAATTTACTAAATTGTTTAGTAGATTCTTCTTCTGTTGTATATTCATCGTCGTTTATATCAGGATAATTTTCTTGGTCTTCTTGTAATTCAGACAAAGATTTTTGATTATCGCAATTTAAAATAACTGACATATTTTCCGTATTGATTGTAATAGTCTTTACTCCTAATGGAAATCCATTATTTCCGTTATAGATATTAGCAGTTGTTGTATTCGTTATATTGATTCTTGATAATAAATTAACATTATAATAATAATAAGCGTCTAAAAATAATGTTATATTTGCAGAAGTAACTGGTAAAATATCACCATTTATATTTTTTAATTGTTCGTATTCTATATCAGCAACTTTTTTTGCATAATCTTCGTAATTGTATCCAGCATCTCTTGTCAAATATAATCCATCTTTTTTATCTTCATAATAATATTTTGGAATTTTCTTACCATTTCTTACTGCTCTTAATTTATAGGGTTCAGAACCAATATAATAAAAGCCTAAATCTGTTTCTGTATCTTCTAACTGTTTTTGACGTTTATATGAACAGCCATCTAGTGTCCAAGAATCGCTGGCTAAACTACCCAATGTAGTGCCAAGATAAGACAAAGTTGCCTGAATTCTACCTGTAATAAAATTTGTAAATTTAGCAAACCAAAAATAAGACCAGTTTTGTTTAGGATTAAAATTGCCATTTTCTATTCTTTCTGCTAATGTAGATTGAGTTCCTAGCCATTGAAGTCTTATAATGTTTTGTTCTATTTCTGTTCCTAAATTAACCTGAACTCCTTTAAAATATTCTGAATTTAAGGCGTGATTAATCGGATAAACTTCTTGAGAAGTATAATCACTGAAATTACTATCTATATAAGTTTGTGCTTCAGCGAAAGAATTAAATTCTTGAGCATCGACTATATCTCCACTCCAGTCACTTCCTGTCCAATATAAATCTTCTTCATTAGTAATAACAGCCTTTGTATCTAATAAAGCGTTTGGGTTGTCTATATTTATATCATTTATTAAACAATGATAAACGTGCAAATTCTCGTCAACAGTAGCCAACGGAATTGAGATTCTATTTTTGATATAACTTGGAGTAGTGGCTTTAGCGGTTACTACTACCGATTCTGCTTCGCTATCTGCGGTCAAATTCGTAATATAACCAGAAAATTCTGTATGACCATCTATTTGAATTATAACAGCATTATTATTTGTAATTTGCGAACTACTACCTTGATTATCATAATCTAATTTATCATATCTTCTATGAAGTGTAAAACTAGCGATGCTTTGTTCTTCTATAGTATGCGTAATGACAATACTTTTTAAATTTACATCATCTAAAGGACATAAATCAGTTCCGTTTATCTTAACAACTATATCATTAAAAGTTATAGGATTCTGAAAAATAGAAGAATAAGCATATTCTATCCATCTCAAGTCTGTGTTAATAGATTTTGTAATTTGAGCTTTAAATCTCAAATCTGAATTAATTAATTTTCCTAAAATAGTGTCAAGTCTTGTCGATATTATATTTGTAATTTGTTGAATCCATCTTAAATCAGTGTTAATAGATTTTATAGTAGATTCATCAATCATAACTATTTCGCCAGACGAATCATCTGTTGTTGCATAAGTAATAAAATGGTCTTCTAAAACTTCTGCAAGTTGAAAAGTATCAGATTCGCCAGTATTTATAATAGTTTGATTGTTTAGATTTGTCTTTTCTATTTTCGCAACTTTTCCTTCGTCACATATAACATAAAAATAATCACTTGTATCATTTAATACAACATCTTTAGCATTTTTACATCCAGTTATTTCATATATTGTCTGTACGGGAGTTGTAGGAGTAGAAATATCTATATGCACTATTTTAGCAGGGTCGGTATTAGTAACATAAATTAACGGATTGTAAGAAATAATCTTTGTAATATAATCAGTCTGCTCATCTAAAGTTATATTCCACGAATCAGCAAGATTGACAGTATCATCTATTGATGCTTGTTCAGGATTAGTATTAATTGCCCATAATTCAGCCAAGTTAATAGTTTCGCCAATACTTGCTTGTTCAGGATTAGTTTGAAGTTGCCAAGTCTCGTCTAAAGTAACAGTATCTTCAAGAGATACAGTTTCTTCTGAAGGAGCAGAATACGGAGATGTAGGAGGCGTAAAATTACTAGTCCATCTTGCAATACCTCTCGAAAATCTAAATTCATCTATATAACCATTCAGCCAATAATTAGCCAAAGGAAAAGCTCCAATATATAGATTAGTTGTTCTCGCTATAAAAGAACCAGTACAAGAAACATCTGCTCCTTGTTGTTCTCCATTAACAAATAATTTTACAACATTTCCATAACGTAAAACGGCAATATGATACCATGTATCTATACTAAAACTATAACTTCTTGAAAAATTAACTGTATCTATGATATAATCTCTAAATCTTATACTTCCAGATTCCAAAGCTAAATAAAAATAACTACTACCTCCGCTTTGTCTTGTAAAAAATCCTTGATTACCACTAGTATTATTAAATCTTACCCAAAAATCAAAAGTAAAATCATCAGAAGCTAAATCTAATTCAGCAAAATCTGTAACGTCTAGATAATCGCTATTTCCGTCACAAGATAAAATTCCATTATTTCCTCCAAAAGCATCAACCACATCTGTATCTACTTGTGCAGTTGCGACAGCACTTACACTTCTCCCGTTGCCTGACGAATCATCAAATGTTGTTGATGCATCTGTTCCGTCGCAATGCAATAGTAATTCTGTGTAACTATCAATACCTGGCATGAAAGGCTCCTATATTATACTCTTGATACAGTAATTGTTGCGGTTACTATTAAATCAATATCGACACTTATAGCTTTTGCACTAAAAGTCGTTCTGGCTAACATAGTAGAACCAGAAGCAGTGGCACTATCGAAAATGCCAGCTTCGGTAATATTTTCTGAGACACCAGAACCAAAATCAAAAGTTTTAGTAAATTTTGCCTTATAACTAGCTTCGTAACTTAACGTGGCTAAAGCACGAGTATATTCAGTTTCTAATGAAGTATCAGAAGTTGTTGCTCCTGTAGTTCCTGTACCAATAGCAATAGCTCTAAAATATGTAGCACTTACGCCATTAAGCAATTTCGCCACTCTTTCAAGACCATTATCTACAATAGTGTTACATTTCTCTTCAACATCAATTACTTCTCTGGTAAAACGATTAACTCTTTTTATTTCCCAATTCTCGACCAACTGAAAGGTTCCTGCTTTCATAGACGATTTTTTCTGCATTTCTTAGTCTCCTTTAAATATTTAATAGCGTTTTGTAAAATATTTATATTATCTTTTGCTCTACCTAATAAATTATTACAATTATCGCATAGTAATCCTCTTATTTCTCCTGTTTTATGATTATGGTCAATACTTAATTTTTTAATTTTTCTATTACAATTTTTTGAAGTTTCTTTATTATTACAAATAGCACATTTGCCATTTTGATGTAATATCAACTGATTATACTGCTCTAACGTAATACCATATGAGCATTTTAACTGTAATTCTCTTTGATATAATTTTCTCTTACGTCTATTTTTTATGTATCTTTTCTTTTCTTCTTCTTTATGATTTTTTCTATACTCTACTCTATATTTTTTATATCGAGAATTTTTACTATTTTTTCTTTGACAACTTTTACAATTATAATCTAATCCATCTTTAGATTCTGATGTTTTATAAAAATCAGACAATATCTTAACTTTATGACATTGATAGCATTCTTTAAAACCACGTTTTAACAAATTTAACTTTTTTAAATATTTTTTTCGGGCAGTTATTGTTTTTCTGCATAATTTACAATTATAATGATAACCATCTTTCATAGATTTATTTTTATGAAATTCAGATAATTTCTTTCTCTTTTTACATTTAGTACAGATTTTAGTTTTCATAATATTTTACTTTCTTTTAATTTACAGTATAATGCCAAGTGCCATCATTATATACTCTAACATATGTTCCTGGAGAAGTAAAAGTTGTTACCCATATATCTCCTGTTACAGAGTCTTCAGTAAATGATTGAGCATTGGTTACTGTAGTTAAATCTATTGTCTCTATATAAGTTCCAGAAGTATTAAATTTTACAATTTTTGCATTTGTACCACTTGTACTTCCTGGAATTAAAAAATACACATATGTACTAACTAAAATATCTACTGGAGCTTCTGTAATTCCAGCAGGTATAGAAAAATCAGTAGGAGTTGTTATCGGAGTGCTTCGAGTATAACGCCTACCAATTAAAGATGAATCATCTAATGCTAAATAAATATATAATCCATCACAAACAGCTTTTTTAATTTCATCAACAGCAATGTCAATATCAAAATAAACTTGAAGCGGATTATTCCATGATACTTTCTGAAACGCACAGTTTCCACTAGCATCTTGTTTGAAACCAAGCCAAAGATACAAATTCAAGGAATCCATTAATATCATGGAAATTTCTTTTTCACTGAAATTAAAATTTTTTATTAACATAGTAAATCTATCTCTACAAAATGCATCTTGCTTTCTTTGGTTTTAATGACAAATGTTTGCCAAATCATATAAAATTTCATTCTTTTTTTATCATGCCAGTAGTCCCAAAGAAAGAAAAGCATTGATTGTATCCTTTTAAAAAATTATGTTGTTGCGTATTTCACAGCAATAATAGGTTCTTCGGCTCCTGCGTCAGTTTGAGATGCAGAGATAACTATTTTTAATTGACAATACAATACATCTGCTCCAGATAATGCACCATTCTGATTATTGAGCCAGAGATAGTGACCATCTGAACTTCCAGCAAGACGAGAACCTGTCCAGCCAGCACCAGGCAAAGCATCAGTAGTAGTAATTCCTCTATACCAAGAACTTGTTGCCGTTCCTGAACCTAAAGCTGTTAAAGCGATAGAATCCATATCAGAATCATCCCATACTTCTAAAATTGGCTCTGAAGCAGTTGCGGCATCAAATGAAAAACCTAAAACATATCGCTTGTTATCTGCACCCATATTATGAATTTCTTTCAAAATGCCAGCATCATTGTCATCTAAAAAATATCTATCGACAGTTTGTTCTATGCCAGTTAAAAGCATTCCCGCACTATTAAGTTGAGTATCTGAAGGACTGGGTTGACCATCATCTACAGCAGTAGAACCTGCGGAAAAGATTAATCTGTCATTGTCTACGTCAATTAATTGCCAACTAGAACCACTGCTCCCAACTTCTGTGTCCTGAGTTCCTATATTGGCGTAAATCGTTAGTGTAGCACTCATATAATTCTCCTTTTATTAACTCCAGGAATTTGCCCTGAGCGTTAAAGTTCCATATAAAAATTTATGTAAATTTCCTCTTGAAGTATCAACAACAATTGGAGCTAAACGCATAACTTTTATACTTTCTAAAGATTCGTCATTTACTAATGTTAAATCATATTTTAAATAAAAATGTGTATTTTTTACAATCGCTGTTTGCATTGCATATAAAGCTGTCATTAAATTTGTATAATTAGAAGCTCCTAAACGAAAATAAATTGAAATGTCATAAGGGGCATCTCCGCCAGGAATTATTATTGAACCAGCACTTCGTTTATTAGTATGTTCTACAAAATCAGGATTATCTATATCAAACGCAGGGTCTCTTCTAATTACATCTTCTATAGTATAAACTAAGCTAACGCCATCGTCAGCATAAATTTTATGTTTAGGAACTGCCATAATAAAATCTCCTTAAAGTGTACTTCCTTGTTTACCTATTAAGCTATTCTTAATCTCTTCTTTTGTTTTATTTTTCATTTTTTCAAATTCATTATCTATTTTTTTATCTAATTCTTCGGCATTTTTAGCATTAATAGAAATGTTTATTCCCCCTCCAGAAAATTGAAAAGTCGAAACAGGAACTTTTGTTGTCGGAACACTTGTCATGATTCCTGGGTCAAGAGGATTTCTTTTTATGAGTTCTGTTGTGAAATTCCCTCTTCCAGCAATTCTATTTTCAGCTAATGCTCTCTGTGCAGTAATTAAATTCTCTTCTCTTAATTTATTTATTTTTTCCTCTATTGCTAATCTTCTTTGAGCTAAACTAAGTTCAGCTTTAGAAAAAGTTTGTCGTTTTCTTAATGATTCTTCTTCTATAGATATTCTTGTACCTCCACGAAGACCAGTATCTCCAGGAACAATATCTCCTTTAAAAAAAGCTTCTGCTTGTTGTTGTTTAAAAATATCAGCAAATTTCTCTTCAAAAACATCTAATTCTTTTCCACCCTTACGAACAAAAGTAGAAAAATCAACATTACCTGCAAGAACATCACCAATTTTTCTAGCCACTTCAACTCCTTGCTCTTTAGCAATATCAAATAATTGTAAAGAAACATTTCCTAATCGTGACTGTAATTTTTTCTCATCTCCGATTGCTTGTTCTGTTTCTAATTGTCTTTGTAAAATAGTATATTTATCTTCTTCTATTCCAAGAGTTTTTCTTGCCGCAGATTCGTATTTTAATATTTCAGAAGTTAAAGCTCCTGCTGCTTTTAATTTATCTAAATCTATATTTAAAAGAATTTCTCCTATTTTTTTACGTTCTCTATCAGCTATTGCTTGATTCTTTAATTCTGTCTGTGTATTTTGAGCAGATTTTTCTATTTTTAATTGTTCTTGATATATTTCTTTTAATGAAGCTAAAGTTCTTTTAATTGTTGCATCATCAGTAAATATATCTTTTCCAGTAATTTCTAAATCACTAATTACTTCAAAAAGTTCTCTAGCATTTAATTGTCTGCGAAGCCCTTTATTGATTCTTTTTCCAACATCTTCTCCTATATCATCAAATTTTTTATTTAATTCCTTAGCTTCTTTTTCTAATCTATTATATACATCTTTCAAGTTTAAAGTGGTAAAAATCGCCGCACCTGTAAGAAAAGGTAAAGATGTTAATAAAGGAATTAGTTTTGTTCCTATCAAACTAACTAAACCAAGTAACTGAGTTCTAAAAGCTAATGCCGAAGCTACTCCCGTTGCAATTAAAGCATTTTTAATAGCACTTCCCATCTTTTCAGCACTTTTCTGAATATTTTCTTGTGCATTAACTATCTTCTTTAATAAATCTACATAATCTTCCCCGCCCGTTAATCCAACAACAAAGGCTTTTCCGATTTCTTTATTTAAATTTTTATATCGTTCAACCAATCTATTAATTTGCTCTGATTGATTTTTAAATTCATCATTAAATTCTTTTACATTGGGAGTTAAGGCTAAGTTTTCCTTTAATGTTTTCCTTAATGCCACTAACGCCGCAATAGGTTCAGTTCCTCTAATTGCGAAAAATTCCTTAACAGTTTTAGTTAATTCTTCAGGAACTCCTTGAACAGTTTTTAACTTATCTAAATTATCAACTAATAAAGATAAAAATTCTATAGTTGATTGTTTTTTAGGGTCAAATCCCAAATTTAAACTTCTGTTAATTTCGTCTATTTGTGATAATGATTTAAGTAAAGTTGTTCTTAATAATCGACCTGCTCTACTGGCTAAACCGCCAGTGGATAAAGTGGCTAACAAAGCTAATGTATCATTAATAGAAAGATTAGCTATTTTAGCTGTTCCTGCAAACTTCTCTAAATTTCCAGAAAATTCTTTTACTTCAAAGGCGTTTGTTTTCCAGAGTTTATCAGTTAAAGCAATAGCTTCTGCGATAGCCTTTGACTTTTCTTCAGTAGAATCCATATCTTCAGTTAAAACTCTTAAAGACCTGGCAAAGGCATTTGCGGTTTCTTCTGCATCACCAAATAAGGTGACAGATAATTTTGTAGCCGCTATACCACCCGCAAGAGATTCTTCAATTCCAAAACCAACAGTTGCAAATTTTTGAATAGCACTTGTTACTTCCTCAACTGCTACTCCTGATTCTAAAGAGAAATTAAGAATAGCATCTTTGGCATTTTTAAAATCTGCATCAATATTAGTCGAAGTGGCAGATATATTTCTTTTTAATTTTTGCAAAGCTTTATCAAACTTCGCTATATCTTTTAGTCCATTTCTAAAAGTAGAAATAACACCTGTAACTGCTCCTCTTAATAATAGCCACACTGGAATTGTTAGTGCGGCTCGTTTAGCTAAACGAGCCAAATTTTGACCAAGAGAAAGTGTCTGTTTATCAGTTTTAACAAAATCTTTAGTAACATCTCTTACACTTCTACTAACTTTCTGAACTCCTGAAGGAGTTTTGTTAATAGTTTCTCTTAATTGTAAAAATCTACCATTTGAAGTCTGAACAATACTTCCTAATTTAGTTAAATTTCCAGAAAATTCTGGCAAATTTCTACTAACGATTTTGGTAACATTACCAACTCCTGTTAATTTATCTGCAAATTTAGCATTTATATCTGCAACATTATTTAAATTCGTTCCTAACTGACTTGATTTTCCTATCAAAAAAGATTGATTTTTAGAAAATTTGGATATTGATTCTGATGCATTATTTACAGAAATAGTAGTTCTCTCGAAGGGCTCTATAATACCTTTTTTATTTGCTTTACCAAAAATACTTACAGTTTTAGTTAATTTTAAAAAATCTCCATTAGTATCTTTAATTATTTGAGATGTTTGAGATGTAGTACCTATCAAATCTTTCATCTCGTTTGGAAGTTTTTTAATACTTGCTTTACCAAGTTTACCATATCCATCAGATACTTGCTTTAAATTTTTAGTAAAATCAGAACCTAATGATTTAGCGATTCTCTGATTAGCTTTTTCTAATTGTCCAAGTTTAGTAAATAAATCAGACATCTCTCCGACGTATTCTATAATTTTTCTACTTTTAGTATCTGCCATTTTATGATTCTCTCCTCAAATCAACATTTATAAAACTTTCCTTACCAGGATGTTTAAAATTCTTTTTTCTATTTGCTTTTATTTTTGCTTCTTCCTCTTCTTGTCTATGTTTTTTCCACAAAAATTCATGTTTCTTATTTCTATAAATCAAATAACAATCTGTTCGAAAATTACTCTCTAAAACTTTTTCTGTCAAATGCTTATCTTCGTATGTACTCAATTCTTCGTATAGCATACTATAAATCTGAATCCAATATAAAAATTTTATTTGAATACCACTAAAATTAGAAGTATTTTCAAATAAAGATATATTATTTTTTTTGGAGGCAGAGTATAAGCTCTGCCAATAATTTGAACGAGCAAGTGTTCTAAGATGAGTATCTAAATCAGCCATTTTGAATCAACTCCGCAAAATGAGCTTCTGCAACATAAGGAAGTACAGAATCATCTTTTTGAAAATCTTCAAAATTCTTCCAGGTCTTTTCCCATTTTTCTTTCTTTTCGTCTACTGCTCTTTCAGTACAAAAGGATGTAAGTAATTTATACCAACCATCTTCAGCTTGATATTCTATAGCAGGAGAAAGTCTAGTAGCTTTCTCATTTACTAACTTTTTAATTTTATCTTCAATCTCTTTTGCTTGAATTTCTAATTTTTCTATATTTTTTTCTTGACTATCTCGTTTCTTGGCAACAGATAGAGCTATTTGTATAAATTCTTTTTTTAAATCTTCAATATTTTTTTCTATTAATTCTATATCAATATCATTTTCTTTTAAAACTTTAATTAATTCTTTTTTAAGAAGATAACCTTCTTTTTTCCCTTTTTGCAGTAATTGAACTTGAATTTTATTTCTATATTGAGTAGCTTCAGCATATTCTCTTTGATTAGGCATTCTTATTCTATACCATTTATCTTTATAAGAAAAATAAAACTTATTATCTTTTACTAATTCTGGATTTTTAGAATTTTGCTTTAATTCTTCTAAAATATCATCTATTTTTTGTTCTTCCATATTTACCTTACCTTTTTAAAATAGAAAAATCCTATCCCTTATTCAGAAATAGGTCTTTCAAGTTTAATATTAATTTTTGTACCATTACTAAAAGAAGAAATTTGTTCACGAACAGTTCTCATCGTGTTATAAACATTTTTACCCAAAATTTCTTTAATTAACTTGCACATAACATCTTTTTCAATATCTTCTTGAAAAATTTTCTCAATCATTTCACAAGTTGGACCATATAAACAATCAAATCTTCTTTTTAAAATCTTGCTCAATACCTTTTCATCAATATTATACATTTTAAACCTCACCTTTTTTAAATTAAACCGAGGGAGCAGAATTTTTATCTGCTCCCATATATTAAACAATAGAATTAACTATTGACTAAACTTCAAATTTAAACAGCTAAATCACCTTCTGTGGTCGAGATAGTAAGATTATCGGAATTTAAAGTAATCGTAGAATCTCCAAACTCGTTTGCACTAAAGTTTGCAGGAGCATCGTCGGAAAGCTCTAAACCTGTTATTTTATAACCAATTAAAAATGTAGATTTAGCAACTTCTTCATATACTTTAACAACTACTGCGACTTCATCCATAAGAGTATAATCTAGAAGTCCATGCGACTGTCCTGCCTGTAACATTAAAGCTTCTTGTATAGGATAATTTTTCACAAATCCTCCCAAAGAAACGCTAACATCATAATCTTCAACATCATTAAAAAGATTTTCACTTGTTCCTATAGCACCTTCTCCAATACGATTTAAAGTTGCATCTATAGAGAGAGAAGTTAATTTATCAAGCTCTACTGCCGTATGAGTTCCGTCATCTATAGTAACTGTGGCATAATCTGCTGGTAAATAATAATCGTCTACATCATTTAATGCTTGCGGGTCTCCAGCACTTCCGTAAGAAGCGGCTGTATACCATACTCTATAATTATCTGCGGCTAAACCTGAAATAATTGTTATTTCTTTTGTACTATTATTATAAGTATAATCAGTTGTCAAATCTAATTCTGTCGCAACACCACTTCTAATACGATAAACTTTAAGAATATATACACCTGCATTATTGGGGTCTACAACTGGTGCAGGGTCACTTACGTCTATAACATAATTTCCAGAAACTCCAGATGCGACTGTATCAGAAACAAAAATAACATATTTATTTCCTTCTCTAGCAATTTTGCAATAATTTCCACTTAATTCAAAACTTCTTTCAATTCTTTCGTCAGAATTAATACCTATACTTAATGAATCCAAAGATAATCTTTCTACCCATAAAGTTTGTTCAAGAGTTCCACCATATTCTGTTTTTCCAGGTGAAATAAAATCCGTTCTTGCAACATCAAAGTCTTCTATATCTAAACCACCCGAAGGTAAAGCAGATAAGCCTGCTAACTGTAAGAAAGAATCCATTGTACCGTATTCATATTGAGTAATAGAAACAGATGCCTCTAATTTATCTTTATCTGTAGCCATTTTTGCAAGCCTGCCAAGTTCATATAATTTTTCTTGAGGTTGATTAATAGATACAGAAAAATTTTGAACTCTATCCCAATTATCTCTATCTATTGCGGCTCTTTCTGAAACAGAAATAGGTTTAAACGCACTCGAATGTCTAATTGTTACTGCCATGATTTAATTCTCCTTTATATTGTTTAAAATTTTATTTTTTACTATATATTTACAATATGCATACCAATAATCAATATCTAAATTTAACTTCAAATGACACACCTTACATAAAGTTATCAAATTATTAAAATTATCATTAGATTTATCAAAATCTATATGATGTACTTCTAACCCTTTATTAAATGCTTCTTTATGATTCTCTTGAGAAAGGTCACATATTTGACATTTATAATTATCCCTTTCCACAATCTTTTTTCTTATTCTTTTAAAATAAGAAGTATATAAACTTTTTCCTCCGTTTTTCCAATTCCAATGATTTTCTCCTATTACAACTCCATATGCTTTTCTTGTTGATATATTAAATTTTTTTAAATGATAGCAAATTATTGAATGACTTGTGTTATGTTCTTTTGCCAAATCTGCAACTTTTCTAGCTTTATTAATATATTCTTCTTTCAAATAATCTTTTGTAAGAATTTTGAAGAATTTAGTATTTCTTAATTTTCCTTTTATTGATTCTGAAGATTTTCGAATAGAAATATCAAATTTTCTTAACCAATTCAAAATAGCATAATGAGAACAGTTGAATCTTTTCGCAATTTGCCTAGTAGATTCTTGACAATCAATATAATAAAAAATTAATTTCTTTTTATTTAATTCTTTTGCTAGTCTTTTGTTTGTTTGATAATTAAATTTTGAAATCTTCGTATTCATAAATCTCTTTATTTTTCAAGTTTTCCTTCAATTTTTGAAACTCTATTATTTAATTTATTAACTGCTCTTTTTATACATTTTGTTTCTCTTATACTAGTTTCAATATCATCTTTTAAATGTTTTAAGTGATTAGTAAAGAGCTTCCATCCACCAAACAAAATAACACCAAATTGAACAACGTTTAATCCTAAAACACCAAAATCTTTTAATAATTCGTAAGCTACTTTTAACATTTATATTCTCCTTAACTTCCGCCTATCCAGACATTAATAGAAATTCTATGTCTGTGTGCATCCCATATATCAACATTTTGTCCTAAAGCTACTTTTGTATTCTCTACAATATCTACACCAACCCATCCTCCTGCTACTTTTGTAGGAGATTCTGGGTTACTGACATTATATGAATAACTATAATATCTCCAACCACTTTTTATAGTTTCTTTTAACCAACGAGCAATATCTTTTTGTTCTCTATCATTAGTAGCATAAATTTCGATGATTATTAAAAATCTATCATCTGTGTTAGTAGAACCAATTTCAAATTTAGGGCTTGTTTCTGATTCCTGATATTCTGAAATACAAGGTAAAGTCCAATCATTTGATTCTTTTCTACCAATACGAACTGGAACATTTGTCCCGTCTTTATCTGTAACAGAATCAGTATTTATTTCTGTATCTAAAAAATCTTTTAGACTGTTCTCTAAATTTGTATATTCTTGATAATTTAACATAATTACTTTCTATTCAAAATTGTTTTTTCTATCACGGTCATTTTAGTGATAGTTTCAGCTATATAATTTAATGGACTTATGGGTGTCTGTGGTTGTATTCCAAAATAACCATCATCACTTTCAACCCATCTTCCATCTCGCCAAAAGCCTCTTGGTAAATAATGTTGCCAATTAGCTCCAATCCCTTCGCTTCCCTTATCTATATGATTCCAATAAGGTGTTTCTTTATCTAATCTGGCAATGTCGCCAACACCCCATCCATTAGGAATGGGTTCTGCTAACATTTTGGATGCTAATGTTCCTGTCGGCATTCGAGATTTGCTCATAATAGTATCTTGAATAATTTTCTCGCATTCTTTGGCTAGACGTTCAGTATCTAATTGCGTCATGATTTTAATACGTCTTATTTCTTTACGAGTAAAATCACCACCAACTTTATCTCTAATATGGACAATTAATCTTGCCATTTAATTTCCTCGTCGAAAAAGAATAATTCTTGAAAAATCAAAAGGACTTTTAAAAATCTGAATTCTATCACCTAAAGCTTTTATAAAAGGAGTGTATTCTTTATCATTATATTTAACTTTTTGACAAATTCTAAATAAATTTTCATCAGAAGTCTTTATAACTATTTCTATTGCTCCAGACTGAATTAAACCAATTTCTCTAGCAACTAAACTATTTCCTCTTATTTGACGTACATAAGCCTTTACTGGTTCAGGAGATTGATTAGTTGTTGTATAACCAGTATTTCTGTAAGGGTCGTAGGCGCTAGATTTTATATTACTAGCTTTTAAATAAACCCAAATAGTTTCAGTGTTATCTGAAAAAACAGTGTCTTTTAATTTTTTATGTATATTACGTCTATTCATTATTTACCTTTGTAGCGATAAAATAAAACGAGTGCAAATAAAAAAGCCATTATATTTATGATGTTGGAGAAGTCCATGTTAAATCTTCGTCTTCAAAGTAAAATTTTTCTTTAAATATTGTTCTTACTTGACCACTAGAATTTTCAATTTCTATTTCAATAGTTATATCATTTCCAAAACTATCAGTTAAATCTTTAGCACAAGTAATAATAAATTCACCAGTAGAAGCGTTAAATATTTCTATTTGTGAATCTGAACCGCCACTGTTTGACGTTGCAAGTTGAATTGTGCTTCCGTCTTTATCATAAATTTGACATCGAATTTTATAGCTAGTTAAATTGGTATCTATTTTTCCGTCTAATGTAAAAGTGTCTCCTAAAATAAATTTTGAGGGAGCATCTATGTTGCAAATTAATTCGTCTATTCTTGTTTCTCTGCTCATCGTAAAATCTATCTCTGTTGTAGAAATTGAGATTGTATTTAATTGTGTTAAAGAATCAAAATGTGTTTTGCTTACTGTTGAAGACCATACTCCTATATCATATGTAAAAGAAAATGGACTATTTTGAGTTGAAGATTCAAAGCTATCACCAGCATCAAATGTTACACCTGGCAAATGATTTCCTGAACTATCTTTAATATTAACTGTTACTGTGACCTGATTAACATTAACATTCATACTATCTTCAGTATAAGCGTCATAATCATCTGTTACTTTCAAATATAAAGTTTTACTACCAGAATGTGTTGGTGTATAACTAAATGCTTGAACAGCTTCTAAAAGAGTAGAATAAACTCCTTGAGAAATCTCTGTGTAAGTTCCACCATCTTCTTTCCATTCAACTTTATCTATATTTGTTTCTGCGTCTGAAAATGTTGTGTCTGAAAATGGTGTCATGGCAACATTGTAAATAGCGTTTTTATTTGTTCCAGCATATAAGATTGGATTTGTATTAATAGCATATCCAACTTCATTTAAATCTAATTCTACTTGTTGTAACCCATTTGAAATAAAAATGGCTTTAACATAAATTTTATCATCATCTGCTGGAAAATCACTGATATTATTATGAATTGTCGCAACAGAATTATAATCTGAATCTTCTGCTGTCACCCAAGCAGAACCATTCCAATATTTCCAAGTTACTCCATCTTCTGATAATTGATAAACAACAGACCCCTCATTATTTGCACCCAAAGTTTCCTCAAAAGAAATCCATTCCTCAATATTAGCAATTCCATCACCGTTTGTTTTATAAATAGCTGGTTTGGTTGCAAGATAACCAGTGTCCATATACCATTTTGATTCTAAATTTGAAACGTCACTTTGTGTATTAGAATCAGGAAAATGTATTTTTATTTGTCCGTATTTTTTATCAGTAACATATTGTGCTAATTCATCCCCATGTGTGTTAAATGTGTCTTGGTCACTTGCTTGTGCATAAGAACCATCGGAAGCCACCCAATCTGAACCATTCCAATATAAATAATCGCCACTTCTTCCAAATTGAACTGTATATCTAGGCGAACCATTTTCAATAGTTGTAGATTCGTCATAAGAAGGGAAGCTACCAGATAAAGTATGTTGTTCCATTTCTGGAAGAATAACTGATGTGTCTACATAATCATATTCTTTTATATTTGACCAATCTGGTGTATAATTTGATGTATGTTGAACTGTATCAAAAATTAAAATATCATTAAATTTAACATCTACACCATCAGAAAATATGGGTCTTCTACCAAATAAAATACTAGTAGATGTACCACGATTGCCTGTGGCTGTAATTGTTGACCCTGATTGAACTCCATCAATAAATAAACGTGTTGCTCCAGAAATTAAATCAATATTAAGTTCAAATTCATATTCTTGACCTAAAACTGCGTTCCAAGTTCCTATTGTTTGATTAACAATAAATCCACCAACATTACTTCTAATGACAAGAACTAAATTTCCCCCATTATTATGTCTAATAAATATCTCATTGGTTACTGCTGGACTTGTACCAAAAATATAAGAATTAACTGCTGGAGTTCCATTATAATTTGGAATTATTTTAAATCGAATACAACATTGATTGGTAAAATCTGCATTTCCTATACAATCATAACTTATACCATCACTCGCAGAGGAAGTACAGTTTAATTGTCCACCAGAAACACTTGCACTTCCTAATAAAGTTCCTGTTAAATCTCCATCTCCCCAATCACCATCTTTATCCTTATTAAATGAAGCATAAAAAATAGCGTCTGTTGGTCTTTGGTTTATTTGTTGAACTTTTCCACCAACAAATTCAGCTAAATCTGAATCATAAGTAAAATCTGTATCATCTGCAAAATCTTCATTAAAAGTTACTAATTGATTCTGTAATTTTAATTTAGCCACATTATTTTCGACAGTTATTTTTGTGTCGTCATAAGTATAGTCTGCTGGTGTAGTATAAGGTATAATAAAATTTGCCATTTTAATCCTCTATCTCTAAAAAGTCTAAAGATATAAATCCTCTTGCAAAAGAATTAAAAGCATCTCTTATTAATTCACTCTTACCTTTATTTTCTGTTGCAGTGATTTGAAAATCTCTTGTTCTAATATCAATATTCTGAGGGTCAATATCTATAGAAGTTATTAACGCTATTAAATCACCTTCACTTCTTGTCGGATTTACGCCATTGAGAGTAACTATCTCGTTAGAATCGTTCACATAAAAAGTTTTTTTGTATCTAAATTGAGTAAATCTAACTAAGTTTGACTTTATATAACTCGTTATCTCAGAATCAGAATATTTCTCATAAAAACTATAAGTAATTATTACATCATCTTCAGCAGTAAGAGAAGAAGTGATTGTTACTTTATTTGTATCAGAATTATAAGTCCAATTAGAACTTGTTATATCTGTTCCGTTCACATAAACAATTATAGTAGAAGCACTAACTCTCGATGAGCTTAGTTTAAAAGAAGCATCTGAATCGTATGTAAACCCATCCCTGCCAGACGAATTCAATAAATCTTTAATTAACCCTCTTATCAGTGTAATTATATCGCTTGTAACTACGCTTGCCATATTTTTTGCCTTTTTCTACTGGATTATAGTGTAATAAAAATATTGACTCTGTTTTATTTATAATTCTAAAATGATTCTCTTTTAAAAGAAATCCAAGCTTATTTTTTTTCTCAATCTCTGCGTACATTTCTTTTCTATAATGCCAAAATAAAATCTTTAAAAGATTATCTGCAATTTTCTTAGAATTAGTAATTATATGCAAATATTTATCATTGTCTTTCTTTTCAAGATACAACAAACCTTGAATTATATCTTTTTCTACTGAAATAAACGCCAGTTGTTTTTGTTTTACAAACTCATTAAATAAATAAAAATTCAAATTATTTTTTTGAGAAAAATCAAAAAAATTTAATTTATCCTTTTTTTTAATAACTCTTAGCATATATTTCCTTTTGTTATTGGGAGTAGAGAGAAAATTAATTCTCTCCACTCGTATAAAAACTTCACATAAATGTGAAGAAAACTTTCGTATTAAGCATATACGGATGCTTTTTTGTAGACCGCTACACAGTAAGGATTGGTAACAACAGTACCATACTGCTCCATTGCTGTAATAGCATACGCCCACTTAGGAGTCGCACCTATATTAATTCTAGGGCCAGCCGCAACAATTACTCTCTCTTTTTCAGGACTTCCAACACCATCAAGACTATTTACTTTTCGTCTTACGAAATGAATAGGTCTATTACCTTCTGCGTCGCTTGTGGCAACCAAAAGAGCTTTATCAGTAGCAAACACCGTTTGAGATGTACTATGAGTATAAGAATAATTCTCAATCTTAACCCATTTAGCTATACCAGCTTTTGCAAGAGAAACTTCACGATTCTTGTCCTCTTCATAGTCCATCAAAATTACATCAGTTGTAACATCAGCGCCAGTGATAAGAACAAGTTTATTACCATATTTGGCAACGCTTCGAACCATATCAACAACTTTCTCAAAATCAATTACGCTGTCGCCAGAATCATTAGCAAATGTATTTGATCGACCTTCAGCCGCCGCAATAAGCAAATCAAGAACGTCTTTGATTTCTTTGCGGTCTAAAGATTCCATAGCAGTCTTAGATTTAATAGCGATAGGGTCATACTTAGCTTCAAGTAATTTCTCAACGTATACATAATATTCGTCAGAGCTATAGCTATTAAAAGTCAAATCATTTTCAGAACCAGGTGTCACGTTAGTTTGATTTACAGAACCATTACTGATAGTGTAAACAACTTTCGTTTCAGGAGACTGAGTAAAATACTCATAGTCTTCGCCCTTATTAACTCTACCTATCTGAGCTACTTCAGCAATAACTTCAGGAATAGGAAGTTCTGCGTCATAAGGCATATTAGCTAATTTAGCTAATTCAAAGGCATTACCCGTAGGGCCCTGTACTGCAATTTCTTGTAATTTGGCTTTCAGTTCTTCCTGAGCCAGCATCAATTTTTTATTATCCATGTTTAATTTCCTCCTATTGGATTAGTGAAAAATTAATTATTTTCCATACTTATTTTTTAAATAATTTCCGATTCTATCATCGGCAGATTCTTCTTTTTCTTCTTTATTTTCTGCATCATCTATTTTTAAGTTTTTATCATCATCTTCATCTTTATCTTCAGCAGTTTCTAATTCTTTCTTTTCGAGTTCATTAACTCTTTTCTTTAAACGAGCATTTTCCAGTTTATTTTCATCTAACAAATCTTCGTCTGATAAATCTTTAACGAAATCGCCAAGTTCTGCTCTAATTTCAACAACTTTCTTAGCATTTTCTTTCAAAAAATCAATCTCTTTATCTTTTGATTTCAACTTTTCTTCATACTTTGCTTTCATATCTTCAACTTGAGCATAATTGTAAATTTGGTCTTCTTTGATTTTAGTGCGATAGACTTCTTTTCCGTCTCGCTTCACAATTCTTTCGCCATCACGAGAAATTGTTTCTATCTTAGTTTCGTCATCATAAGTTGTTTCGGTTTTCATCTTTTCTTCAGTAACGACTTTAGATTTTCCAGCTTTCTCTTCCTTTTTATCTTCTTTAGAATCTTCGTTGGATTTCTCTTCAGTTTCTTCGGCTTTATCATCTTCTTTAGAAATCTCTTTAGTTTCCTCTTTTTTCTTCTCTTCAGAAGATTCAACTTCTTTATCCTTAGACTCTTCGGCTTCGCTATCAGAAGCTTCAGTAGTCTCGGATTCAGTCTTCTGTTCAGCAGAAGCTCTTTTTTCTAATTCAGCTTCCCACTGTTCGTCTGACCAGTCTTTGACAGCTTCTTCACCAAGTTCTTTAATAAGTTCTTCTTTAAACTTGGCTAACAAAGCATCACGAGTCTTTTTTTCCATTTCAATTTCTCCTTTTATTTTTTTGTAGTCTTTTAATATAGCATTATAGTTTTGTTTACTTGGTCTATCAAATCTTCGCATTTCACTACCGCATTTAGAACATTTTATATCTTTACAATGTTCTGTAGAAGATATTACATTACCACATTTAATACATTCACATTTATAACTTGCTTCTTCTAATTTTTTTTTCTTACTGAATTTTAATAAATATTCTTCTATTTTATCAACAGCATCTTTCGCTGAAGCACATACTAAAGTTTTTTTATTATCAAAAACATTATTAATTATTGCATTTGCTGATTGTAAAACTTTAGCATCATCGTAGGCGGGCGAAACGCCAGGAAATAATAATCCCACTCCATCAAAAGAAACTCTTTTTAATTTTCGAACTCCATTAACCAAATTAATAATATCATCTTCTTTGACCATCAATTCAAAACTAACAGACATTTCATCTTCTGCAATTGCATTTTCAACAATTTCCCATTCTTTAGGATATAAACTTTTAAAAAATGAAAATACTATTTCTATTTGGTCATTTTGATTAACCCAGGCATCTAATATAGTCCCTATAACATATCCTTGCCGTTTATGATTAATATTGGCTTGAGTAAAACATAATTGAGGAACATCTTTTTTTACAGTTTTAGCTAAAATTACACGATTTTTATTAGGAGTTTTCCCATCCACTTTAGCATAAACAGCATGTAAAAAACCTAAACTTTCATTTGGATAATTTATTCCTAAATTTTTAATTACTTTTTCTATAGGAGATTTTGATTTTTTTGCTTTTGCTTCAAAATAAATTTTTTGTTTCATTCCTTTTTTACTCCTCTATATATCTATTTCAGAATGACATTATTTACATTTTATATATTTACCGATTTTTGTTCTCAAAATAAACTCACTATTTATTTTTTAACCCATTTTTCGTCATCGTTCTTTTTATATTGCTTTTTGACTTGACTCCATGCAACACGTCTTGCTTTATCTTCAGAACCTCCGTCAGCAACAACAGAATTAAAAGTTTTTCTAAATATAGTCTGAGCCGTAGAAGGTAAAACTTTTACATTCTTTGGTAAATCGTTATTTGTTTTATATGGTGCTTTAATATATTCTTTAACAATTTTATAAGCGTATTCCATCGAAGCCTTAGCTCGCAAAAAATTATCATATTTTAATTCTGTGCATTTTGCGAAACAATCATTAAAAGCCTGTTTAAAAATTCTCTGTTCTTCTTTAGTCAATTCATCTCGAATCTCATCAGGAATACTTCGAATTGTTTTCATAGCTTCAGTAATACATTCAGTTTCTTCACAGGCATTATTGTAATTTTTTGATTCAGGACTTCCAGGTTTTTTATCATCTGGAATTTCCTCATTATCAGGTGTCAAATCCGCAGGGTCTTTCTCTAAATTCTGAGTCACTCTAGGATATAATTTTCTATCTAATTTATTTTTCTTCTCAAAATCTCTTTCTTTTATTTGTGTTTCGAAATCTAATCCCGTCGTATTTTCTAATCCACTCTTTTGCCCAACTATTCCTCTATCATACCAAGAACGAATAAGTGTTCTCATTTCATCGGTAACAAAAGTTTTAATAATTCCTGGCTGAACTTCTACTTTATCATTAACAGTGTATTTTCCTTTATTTCTTTCTTTGATTTGGTTTGCAATTTCTTTTAAAAGTTCAACATAATCTTTAACCGCATCTTCAACTTCTTCGACTAATACTTTGGGGTTTAAAATAGCTTCTTCTCTATTTGAAGAAAAGCCTTTAAATTCAATCATCCCTAAAGCATATAATATATTTTTATCTACAGGTTTCAAAATTGCTTCATCTAATGCTTTTTTGTAATCTGGAATAACTTCTTCTAAGCTCACATCACCAGCAAACGCATCTATTAATCCCTTGTCAAATGTGTGTTCATCAAAATTCTTCTTTTGTTTTTGAAACTTTGCTTTAATTTCGTTTAATTGGTCTTGCGATGGGCCATAACCCTTTTTAATTGCATCCAACGTACCTACTTTAATTAAAAGTTGATAAGGGAATGCAGTTTGTACAATCTCTGCCATACGTTCTAAAACTTTTACTTTAAAAAGAGAATGATACAATGCTCCTTTTCTAACCAAATAAGGAGTTGGGTATTGGTCATACCAATGATTATAGGGCTTACGAACTAAAATAGTCTGATTCTTAGTATTTCTTAATTGCTCCGAATCTTCTTTTTCTGGCTTTCCTAAATAATAAGCATTACCATTTAATAATCTTCTATCATTTTTAACATGAATACTTGCACCGTCCATTATATACATTCTTGTTGGAAGCCAAAAACCATTAACTTGATGCCATCTCAAGTTGGCAACGATAAAAGAACTTTTCCATCTTTCTCTAAAATATTGTTCGGTAAATCCTCTAAGCCCTCTAGGAATATCCAGATTTAAATCAGCATTAACATTATCTTTCCAATCTTTGAAAAGTTCAGTTAATTTAGAATTAGATGCATTAAAATTAATGTCAACTGTACCTGCATGAACCATAAATTCTAAAAGTGTAGAAATTAAACCTGTTTTGTCATTTTCTAACAATTTATTAATTTGTCTCATTTGCCCATGAAAAGTGTCTTCTACTCTTATTTTACCTGATGGTGTGAGCATTAAATCAAAGAGCTTGGAATAATATTGTTCTATTACAGATGCCATTATTTTTACCTTTTTTAAGATGAACAAAAACCTCTTTTTGGTTTTTTATGTTCTTGTTTTAAAATATTAAATTTATTAAAAAATCTACAAATTGCAAATACCTGAAAAGCCTGAACTAAGTGATTTGCACCTTTTGAATCAAATAAAATTTTCATTTTACTTCGTTTACAAATTATATCAGTTAATTGAGTTTCTAGTTTTGGGTCTGGAGAAGTTTCAAACTCTCCACCATACAATAATTTCTCTAATTCTGAAAAAGACCAATGTTCGGTATTAGCTTGTTTCATTATAGGTTCATTATTTGAATCCATTAAAACCTTTTCATCTTTGTCTCTTTCAAAATCAACATCTATATTTGCTGTAAAAATTACTTTTAACAAATTATCAGAAGGAACGCCTTTTGATTTTAATTTATCAATTATGACACCCTGGTCATGAGTGGCATCAATGGCGACAAAGGCTCCTCCTAATTTCTCATACAACCAATAAAAAATTTCTGATTGTTCTTCTTGTAACAATCTATAAACTATAATATTATATTCGTACTTAAATTTTTTTCCATCATAAAAAATAATAACAATTTCTGTTGGAGCAGAACCAGCCCCAATATCTGCACAAATATAGGTTTGAGTTGCTCCCGCTAACTTTTCAATATGAAGACGATTCTCGAAACCTTCATAACTTTCTTGACCTATTTCAAAAGTTTTAACTCTTCCGCTTTTTCTGAAACTTGCTTCTTTAGCTCTAGCAATATTAAAATATCCGTAGGCTCCTTGAAGTTCTTTAGCTTCAACATTTAATAAATAGCCAGCAGATTTTTTTCCGTTGTAAAAATCTTCTTTCTTTTGCTCTACTTCTTTTGTCCAGTCTTCTCTAACATATTGAGGGTATCTACATATCCAATTTTTTAATTTCTTATCTTTTATTATTTTTCCTAATGGAGAATCTATACTTAAATCTGGAATACCTGAAGGTCTTTCAATATGACCATAAGACATTTCAGAATCTTCAGCTTTTTCTTGTCCCACTTTACTGCTATATGAATATTCTTCTGACCATCTTATATCATAATGTTTATTATGAAACTGCGTTCCTGGATTATCACTATCCACCTTTTCATTAACAGGTAAGACTACTGCACCATGTTCTGTATTAACAGTCAAAGGGTCACGTTTAACAGTTTTACTTCGTGTTGTTTCTTGTTTCAAATGAAAAATCTTTAAAAATTTATGACTTTCTACAAATTTACAAATAGGTTCTGCGACTTTTTTTAATTTTTCCGCAGTAACCGAAGTAACGCATCCTTCTTTACATTTATGAATAATCGCCTGAAGAACATCAATAATTAAAAGAAAAGTTTTTCCAACATTTCTTGCTGAAATATTATAACAGTCACCTACTAACTTCTTCAAAGTCATAATTTCTTGTTTATCTAATTCAGGGTCATCTGCAATTAAATAAGAATAATTTTGCATTGGAAATTGATAATCACGCAACGTAATTGTCTGTCCTATAGGCCATGTTTGAGGAGAATTAAAATTTTCTGGAATTAAATTCTCTGTCATTGCTGTCGGATTATAGAACATTTCCATTAGTTCTATTTCAGATTCTTTCAAAACTGATTGCATAAATTATCCTTATGCTTTTACTGGAATTTTATAATCTTTAGAAGCTCTATTAGTCCAAGCAGTAGTATAATCGCTTGCGCCTCTCGCAAATCTATATTCTGTTTGTGCAGTATTTTCTCTCATGATTATCCACTCTCCATTTTCACGAACATAACCATAATAATTGTAACCACCTTCTCCATTAGCTATATCTGCAACTGACGCTCCATCTATAATTTTAGTATATTTTCCCATTATTTTCTCCAAATTAAAAATTTATATTTATTTAGTTACACCTAAAATTTTTGAAACTGCTGGAATTGCATCTTCTCTTCCATTTCCGTTATTGTAAAGAGCTTTGACTTGTGACAGAGACAGAGCAATATTCTGATAATATCTAAAATCATCTAGTTTGCCGTCTAAATAATAACCTGTGAAAAAATTTTCTACCACTACTGCCAATCTTCCATTATCCAATTCAGAAATAGATGAGAACCATGATGTTTTGGAACTTGTATCAGAAAATTCTGTAATATCTTCTCCGTCCAGATATAATTTTGGTTCTACAGCATCTTGCACTATAACAATGTGATGCCAGGTATTCTTTGATATTGGCGCTGAAGTTGTTACTATGCTCCAATAAGTTGAATCTGGCGCCCGAAGAATTGCCTGAATATTGTCATTCGATAAATATCGTAACATAAAGTATGTATCGCTGTTAGTATCTCCAAGACTAAAAATCATACTGTTGAAGGCATCAGTATTAATGTATATCCATGCAGATATTGTACCCGTTGTATCAGATTCTATATCTTGTTGCAAAGCATCTATATCTATATATTCCGAGCTACCATTAAAATCAAACGCATCATTTATTTTTCCTGTAGCGGATAGATTATTTGTATTAGTTGAAGCTGTTCCGTTGTTACTCCCTGTACCATCGTCTGTAACAGTGGTATTTGCCGCATCATCATTGCATTTATAATGAGCATATTCCGTTGCTCCTGCAAGATTAACTGAAGCAAGGGATGAAACATTAGCAATTGAGGTTCCTAAAATTTTAGCTATCGACATTATTATGAAATCTCCACATAAGAGTTATCTACATCAAAATAAAGAACAGTTGTACTTAAAGCATAACCAATAATTCTTACTATATCTCCCGAACCGCTAGGAGCAGTATTGGTAATTGCTCCTGCTGTAGCAGAAAGATAATAAGTATCTCCTGCTGTCAAACCTGAAGTGGTATATTTTCCTATTCTAAGAAATGTTCCTGAATTATCTGCTGTGATAGTATCTAAAGCCATTAAAATTAAACCTTTACTTGTAGCTTCTGCATCAGCATCAGTTTTCCACATCTTACCATCAGATTTTAAATAGCAAGTATCTCCTGAAGAAACATTTTCTCCAGCAGTCATCTCTAAAGTTTCCGTATGGTCACTTAATTCTTTATTTGTTAAAGTTTGAGAATCTGAAGTTCCAACAATATCTCCAGAAGGAGCAGATTTGCTTGAATCTTTTGGTAATCCATTTGCATCAAAGGACACTAAATTATTTTCTGTTGCACCAGAAACTCCGTTATGGTCATTAGTATCATCTATATCGTGCAATCTAGTATGTTTCTTTGAAATAGCATCTGAAGCATTTGCAACAGATAAACCGCTATCATCTGGTAAACCATTAGCATCTGCATCCATTAAATTATTTTCAGTAATTGTAGAAGTATGGTCGCTTCCAGAATCAATAGCGTGTTGTCTATCATGAGCTTTACTTACAGCACTTGTCGTATCTAAATCTGGAACATCTGTTAATCCAACTTGAGCTTTGGTTACTGCATGAGGATTATCACTTCTAACATCGTGGTCACCATCAGTAACTAAATCTAATTCAGATTTATTAGCGTGAGTATGGTCATCGTCAACTGCTGATTTTACTTCAGCCGCAGTAACTTCATTCGCTCCACCTTCGTCTAATTTCGTATCTGTATTTTGAGTATGTTTCTTAGAAACAGCATCATC